GTAGATGTGAACACAGCAACGTTTGATGTACCGTTGATTGTTATGTTTGCATTGCCGTTGTTGGCCAGGGTAACGTTGGTATTGCCATTGACAATAGCCGGGCCAGCGGTGGCTATTACCCCGGTGAGTTGGCTGCCGTTACCAATGTAATAACTGGCTGTGATGTTGCCGGTTGCCGACAACGCAGTGATATTGGCCTGGGCGGCATTTGGAACTTGGTTCCAAATGTCAGATGACCCGTCGTAATTTGCAAAACAATAATAGTAATATTCTGCGTCGTACGCAGTCATGCCTGCAACGTCGCCTACACTGCCTGTTAACGCAACAGGAGGTACAGTTTGAATTCTGGAGTAAAGTTCTCCAAAATTGTTGTTTGTTTTGGTAAATGCGGTGCGTATGGGATCGCCTTGTCCGTCATTCGGAGCCGCACCTACATTGATAATTTCACGAGCCATATATTTGAGTCCTCTGGTAGTGTATTTACCAGATCACTCACGCTCGGTGTTTTGCGTTAACCAGGACTAAAACTGCTGCCGCACCCGCAAGTTGACACTGCTTGCGGGTTATTAATAGCAAAACTACTGCCCATTGGACCATCGTCATAGCGTATGCTGGAGCCTTGTAGGTATTGCCAACTCATTGAGTCAACTAGCACTTTCACTGTGTCGTATTCAAAGTCCATGTCGTCTTCGTTTTGTACTTCATCCAGCGTAAACCCGTAACTGAATCCTGAGCATCCACCGCCCTGAACAAATACACGTAGTTTAATGTCAGGATTGTTTTCTTCTGCTAGTATGTCTTTGAGTTTTACAACTGCACTGGGTTCTAATATCATAGTTTTTCCTTAATTTTTTTGGCAAATTCTCTATGCCCGATTGCACCCGTATGTATCAAATCTCTTGCATTGGCATCTACAATGAGTTCTAAGCAGTCAAGTGCAACTAATTGAATATTTCTGTCATTGCACAATTTTTCAATGGCCAATAAGTTTTTACGTCTATCAATATCCATATTCTCTTTTGATGATGCCCAAAGTTTATAAAAGTTTTCTAACATGTTATTGTTGATATCACTTTGCGGAACTAGTGTTGTTGGGTTTCCGTGATTGAATATTTCTACTCTGCCAGCACTTGGAACACAGATAGCAATGAATTTAGGGGTAAAATGCGGCAACCAAAAATCTAACAATCTAAAAACAGTATCTAAACTGGAAGCACCGACCCCAAAATTCCATACCCATGTATTGGTTAATTTACTTAATACTCTAGGCCAAGCATCTTCAACTGGTACCCCAACTCCTTCTGTATGACTACATCCAAATGCCATGCCGCATGACCGATAATCAAACTCTTCGTCACGGAATCCATAGCAATTGTATTTGTAAGTGATGCTTGTTTCCAAAAATTCAAGACTAGTAAGAAGTTCTTTTGTTATGTTATTCTTACAATTAGTTTGAAATTGGTCTAGTGTATCACTACCGGACCAGCAAGCAGTTTTTCCAGACTGGTGGGAATTACGATGTTCCGGCACAGATGCGGCATCTATAATTGGAAATTGCATTATAGTCTTTCGTTACAAACATCCCAGTCAATGATCTTCCAAATATTGTCTAGGTATTTTTCTTTGTCCCATTGGTAGTCCAAGGCCCACACATGTTCCCACCAATCAATAAGTACGCATATATCTGTACGCACAGCATGATTGGGAATTGTTTTGATTGTGCCGGCGGTACTGAGATAAACCCATCCCGACCCTTGTATTTTCATAGCAGTTTCTTTCACTGCATCTTTAAAGTCTTCGTAAGTTTTAAAATGTTCTTCTATCAGTGCGAGTACTGCACCACGTGGTCTATTGGCACCCTTAGGAGCACGAAGTTGGGGGAAAAACTTATTGTGCAGGAAACTGCCAGCACGATTAAAATCTGCATTGCCTTCTCCTGCATTATACCGCTTGGCATAGCCTTTGGCCAAATGTCCATAATGGTATTCTAAACTTTCTTTGCTCAGTACAGGGTCAAGGTCTTTTTCGCCGTAAGGCAGTGGTGTAGTTTCCAATTTTGCTGGACGAGTGCTGGCTTCTATTAGATCAATTTGTTCACGCATAAGGATATTTATACATTTAAGGCTTGCTTATATCGATCTTGCCAAAGAGCGCATGCGGCCGAGTGAGCATCCTCAAGTGGATGTAACCCAGGATCGGTTACACTAAATCCATGTTTATAACTCCAATCTAAAAAAGTTAATCCTTCAAAGGTTTGCAAAGGATCTTTAGTAAGATCTTGTAAAGTTTTAATATAGTCCGGAGCATGCCAGGTTGTGTCCCACATTTCAGCATCCATATATGTTTGTATACTAGGAACATCGATGTGTTTTAAAAATTGTTGTGTAGAGTAAATGGTTTGTAGTGTTCTAAACTTGTCCCATAATGTACTGTATCCAGGATACTTTCCGTAAAATTCTAAAATCTTTTCAGCATCTTCTGCCCCAACCAATGGCGCTAACTTTGACGGGACACAGGTTAATCCCAATGTAGTCCATGTTTCCTGCTGTGGAATATAAAAATCCCAACGAGCACCCCATGTCCAATTAATTACAGCCAGCACATTATCACTGGGATTATTTGAAAAATATGTTAAAATTTGACGACTAATATTTTCGTTACCACAGCCCGGCACTGCGGTAGTTTCATAATCAACACCTAATTTCCGTGCGGCCTGTCCAATCCAACTTTGTTGTCCATCATTATTATTGGCAAGTTCGCTGCCAAAGACAAAGCTATCTCCAAAGCCAACTATTTTTGTTTTCATGCCTGTGCCTTATATAAAGTTAAATGATTTTCCTGTCTAATTTGGTCCAACGTTTGATTGTAAGATTGGCTACGATCCCAAAGTATTGAATTAAATTTAGCAGATTTAATTTGATTAATTAGACCTGTTAACATATTTCTTTGTTCATTATCTAAATCCAAACTCAAACAAGATTCTAAATAGTCCACAGCTTGCGGGCGTAGTTCTTCTGACAGATTATCTGCGGCTAACAAATAAGGACGTTGACAAACAAAAAATTGGTGTCGACAACCAAGATCGCCATGTCGACCAACAGGTGTAATGCTGAGTTGTTGCATCCGACGACCAAACTCTAACAAGGGTTTTAGCCCAAATATTGTCAAATTAGATACAACAGAATTTATGTCTAGACTGTTAGCGTGTTGTGCCAACCAAGATACATTGCGTTCAATAACTGGCCAGTCTGACCCGTGCCTGACAATTTCGGCTGCCGACCCTACTGCGTCAATACTTACTGTCCAATGTAAATTTGGTAACTGTTCTGTAATTTCATACCAGAACTCATCTTGAAAACTTGCATTTGATGTTATCAACACTGCAATATCTTTATGATCCTGTTTGATTGTTTTAATAAGATCTCGCACACCAGGAATTACGGTAGGCTCACCACCAGTGAACATAATTCTTTTTAGTGACCCTAGGTTACACATAATCCAATCTATATTTGAATCAGTTACTGATAGAGTTTTACTAGCAGGCGGCGCTCCTAAAAACTTTTGCAATTCTGGGTAATGATTAATTTCCTGTGTTATGCCGTGACTGAATGTTGGGCTACAACTACGACATTTAAAATTGCAAATATTAACAGATCTAAAATCTATGAAGTCAAGCTGTGTGTTGGTAAAAATTTGATTATCATAATCTTGATTACTATTAGTCCTTAAGCTGGTGCCGTATGCCTGTTCTTGTTTGACACACCCTCCGCACACCGCTGGGGTATTTCCATTAAGTAAATCTTGTTGTAATTCTATTAGTTTTGGATGTGTGGACCATTCATCAAGGGTCACTTGATATCTTGGAGTCTGACAACAAGCCGCAATGCCTGTACTATCAACATAAGCATGTCTAAACGGCAGTGGACAATACCAGTCTGACATGGTCATTTGCGTCGTGTAATTCGCCCGCGAGTTAGATCATAAGGGGTAAATTCAATTTCCACACGATCCCCTAGTAACACTTTGATATTGTTGGTTCGCATGCGCCCACTCAAGTGTCCTAGCACTGTGGTATCTACGTTGTCTAATTTAATTCTAAACATTGCGGCCGGTAAAATCTCCTCCACCCGGCCTTCCATATTGATTGTTTCTTCTTTTGCCATAAGCAATTACTTATTCAAAACTCAGCTCTGCGCTAATCTTCTTCAGCCGGTCCATTCGGAAACTGCGCCAGGCTCCAACATCCAAATCGTACACTTTGATCACAGCAGGATCGGGTTCTTTTGGTTGCTTTCGGGGTTTAGTGGATTCTGTTACAAGCCCGTCCACACGTCCCACAATGGAAGCACTGAGTGACATGGCCGCCATTGGGGGTTTTTCCGGAATCAAGTCCCAATGCAGTGTGCACCGCATGGTGCGATCTGTACCATCTGCCTTGACAAATGTCACTGTAATAGGTTGTTTTTCCAACAAACTCCTGACCCAGTCACGCATGACATGTCGGTTTGCGTCATCTGCTTCTTGATACTGTGTGCCTGGTGCTCCTTTGAGCAGTCGTATCACTTCCTGTTGTTCCCATTTCATCATCAACTCCATTTTAAATTAAACCACGTTGCCCACTTGTTGTCATAAAATCTAAACTCAACATAGCCCGGAACATCTCCTGTCATGTTGTCCCATCTAGGTTGATAATACGCAAAATCAAAATCTGTTCCTTGTTGTAGTCCTTGCCGCCTGAGATCATTGACAATCAACAACATTTCATCCACACGTTTGTTGTGTAGTTTTACTATGTTCACGACCAGGTCAGCTTAAACACAGCTAAATCTTGTTCATCCTCAAAGCAAACTTTATACTTGTTAGATTTGGTAAGTTTATCATAGGCTAGGGTTTTGAAGTCTTCGTCATGCCCACCCCAGACCATGTTCCATCTGCCTTCGGGATTGTTGAATGGTTCCCAGGCCTGGCCAAACTGTCGTTCACACCATTGCGAAACCTGCAGTCGGGTGTTCATGTCAATCAGGGTTTCATGCACCAAGTTGTTAAGTGATGCTGGATGTACAGATTGGACCATTAGCCTCTCCTCATTGTGGCAATGTCATGTGCCTCTTCATTACTAAAGATAGGCACTGCATTGCTCTTGTGCATTGTACCAATCCCAAGAACTTTTGTGCCGGTGTAGACCTTGTGAACAGGTGCAGTTGAAGAACCCGGGGTCACACGGCTGGGAATGTTGTGAGTGTTGCTACGGCCAACAGGTGTGCTCAATTTGTAGTTCAATGGTTCTGCCGCAAGCGCACGTTGGCGCCGCTTTTCGTCAGCATCCAGTTCCCACTTGGCCTGTAGCTCTTTCCAGGACGCATCAAGCTCACGTGCTTTACGTGCTTCTTCTGCGTTGCGGAATTTGACTTTGCCCTTCTTCTTGCCGTTGTAGGAAAGTGCAGGATGTTCGAGATGCATGCTCATTGTAAGTTCCTTGGTTCATCATTGATTGCTCGTTCAAGTGCAACACGCTCTTCGTCAGTCAAGCTATCCCAATCTATAGGCCGGCTCTGTGCTTCAAGTTCTTCTGGCGTCATGTTGGCAAACATTTCTGTAATTTCTTTCATCACAGCATCCAGTTCGGCCTGATCCTCTACGTCAAGGCTGTCAAAGGCACCAGGCGCAAATTCTACCTTCATTGGTTTTTTAGGATCTGTCATAGTTGAACTCTGTTAATCATGCTGTATTATAGCACAAGAAGAATTAGCAGTCAACTAGCATTCTGCTACGCCGGAGAACTTGATTTCGGGCAGGCGTTCTCTTGGTATGCACAGCATGTTTTGGTAATCCACTTGAAAAAAGGCATAATCTGGCACTCCAGCCAAACTAGCCTTGATTGGTTCCTTGCCGCTGATAAAAAACTCTACCCAAATATACGGACGGTGTTGTTGAATAGTTTTGAGTCCACCTGCTAGTGCGGCACATTCGTACCCTTCTACATCCAGTTTGATAAAGTCCACACGTTCCAATTCCAAGCTGTCAATTGTTTTAACCATGACAGGTGTGCCTGTACCAGTGGCGCTGATCTGTACAGTTCCAAAGTCCTGCGGAGTTCCGTAATCAATGTCCGGCACAATTGCTGTGCCAGGTACAGCACCAAGCCCGGCATGTTGTAAATCACAAAAGTCAATGTCGTTTAGAGCCAAGCTGCCAGACAGTGCACGGAACAGAGTCAGTTGCGGTTCAAAACTGATGATGCGTTGACCACGTCCACGTATTCTATTGGCCACCGGAATGGTAAAGAACCCGGCATTGGCGCCGCCGTCAATGATCACCGCACCTTCTTTCAAGGTGTCTATCAGTGCAAAGATATTGTTGAGTTCACCTTCGATGTGTGTGGCACCTGTTTTGATCAGGGCCTCAGCTTGAAAAGCACAATGGCGATTTACAATAAACCGACCATGTATGCTGTCTATCACTACAAAATTTGGTATGCTCATTTAAACAAGATCAATGCCATCAGCACAGCTTGAATAATAAATCCTGTGCCAATGGTCACAATGTTTAAGATGTCTTTGAGAATCACAGCACGGAAAAACAACAGAACCAATCCTGCCCAGGCAAACAGCACAATGTCCAAGTTGGGTGTGCGGTCACTCAGCCCGGTCATTAATGCAAGTAGGGTAGGAATGGTTGCGGCATGTACCACAATGGCTGCCAACCAGCCCAGAGTTTCTGCAGAAATTTTGGTAAAGGTAGTTGAAAGAAAGTTACGAATTGCATCCAGGTTCATGTGCGTTCTCCATAGAAAATATGACGGCCGATTTTTTCAATTTTAGGATGTTTCCATCCGGGGTTTACATAGTCAGCATGATAGTAAAGTGCATTATGCAGACTGGGTAATCTAAATCCTTCTAACAGAACCTTTTTGGCCACTTCTTCACTTTCCAGCCACATGGGTTTGTGTATGGCTTTTACTTTGTGGTTGCCTTCGCAATACCAACTAAATTGGCAAACTACTCGTTCGTAAAACACATTCTTTTGGTGCACCACTCCGCAGACTGAATTGGCAAATTTGCCCGACTGCATGCGATTCAGTGTGACCTGGGCCACTGCTACTTTGCCCACAAACGGCTCCGAGGCAGCTTCCCAATAGATGTTGCGTGTTAGACATTCCAGTTGTTTGGTCTGTTCAGCGGCAGTGACATAGCCAGGCGGCATAAAGTTTTGTGCATTTCGTAGTCCGTCCAGGCGTGCATTGCAAACTGCTACCACTGCAACAGCCACTGCCACAAATCCCAGGGTCTTTACTGCTCGCGAGAGCCAGGGCACGAAGTCGATATTTTTAAAAGTTAATATGGTGTTCATAGGCTTTTACTTACTCAGAAGGTTTGAGATCCCCGGAAGACCGGGCTGAAACAAAACATTTTTGCCGTTAACTGCGCGGTTTACTGGGTGTTTTAGTTTTTAGTGTTTTCCACATCGCCGACTTGGTTTTGAGATCTTGCTCAAGTTGTCGATAGCAGTCACCTAACTCTCGAAGTTGGTCCCACTCTGCTTCAAGTTCTTTGTTGACGTCTAATAGGTTAAGACGCTCGCCAATGGCGGTGATCTTGTCCATTAGGCTAACACCATTTACCACAATGTCAGCATTGTCACCATCCAGTTGTAGTGTGCCCGATGTTCCTACTGACAGCGTTGGTGACCAAGTTGGGTCATTGTAGATGTATTTTCCAGCATGAGACTGACTTATAATAGTGTTTGATAAACTGCTGTAATCAATACCACCAGTCAAGTTTAGAGAACTCAAATCAATGGTATTGCTATCGTCGCCATTAACTCCGGTAATGGTAATTGTGTCAGTACCATAGTCCCAGAGATCTATTTGTTTTTTGTCAGAGTCCATGTGCCGTCCTTGTTGTCAGTCCATTCAAGCGTGTCGCCGACTTGCCATCCAAGTTCGGCACAGAATTCTTCTCCCAAATCCAGTAATAATTCTCCTGGATTTTCCGGATCTTCAATCACTTTCAAAGTCCGTGTGTTCATTGTATCACTTGGCAGCAGTGGCCAGGGCTTCTTTTTCTGCTGTGATTTCTTTGCGGCGTTCTTTGATGCCTTTGCTCATTTCCTGCAATGCTTTGCGGGCACGGGCGGCAGCGGCCTTAACACCCTTGGCAGTAAACTTCTCGTTTTCAGCGAGGTAAGATTCATAAGCGGCTACGATTTGTTCATGTTGTGTCATATTTGTTCCTTAAAAAGTTATAACGTGTTTACTTAACACTGTGTACAGTATACAGCATTTTTTTCTGTGTGTCAACTAATCTAAGTAGATATGTCGCCGATTCCAGCAGTCCCAAACTGTAAGATTGCTCATGCTGTGAGTCCAAGAAACTACAAAAAGATTTAGTGTGTTTTGATCGTAAATTTGGAGACGATGCTCCTCAACTCGGGCACTCGCATTTGGTTTGGAGTTTACCCATTTGGTGAGTTTGCTTTTGGCATCATCATCTCTCAGTGCTATGATATAAAGTGCGGTATTGCTTTTGTAGGAAGTTACGGTCATCAATGTAGTGTTTGGCTCAAGTCTCTGCCCGACTGAATGTCGTTCATATACTTAGCAAAGTCAGCATCTAATCCCAATACCTTGTCATCAAACCCCGACGCCACTGCATCCGGCACTCCCAGTATGCGCAACAGGCCTCCCATGTGAACGTCTCGTAATCCGTATTCATAAAGTACATACATTAAACTCAGCACATGTGCTCGGATGTCTTCATCTAGTTTTTCGTCTTCTAGCATAGTATTAGTTATAACACTTAATAAAAAAAGCGGCCGGAGCCGCTTTGTTTTGTGCCCAAGTTGTTTAGACTTTGGCAGCTTCTACCAACTGCTCGGCAGTCACAGTGCTCTTGGCCTTGGAAGGTTTGGCACTCTTGGCAGAGATCTTAACTTCGCCTTTTTTAGCGACTTTGGTTTTCTCGGCCAATTTGTTAGCCACAGCGTAACTGGCGTCACCTGTGTAGCCCTGTGTGTCCTGCAAGAACTGCAGAGCCTGCAGTTTTGTCATGGGCGAGGGCAGTTCTACCAAGTTAATGGCAGTGCATTTGGCCTTGTTGAGGATCTTGATGCGAGCCACCAAGTCGTTAGCAAAACGAGCCTTTGTTGTACCATCAGCGTTAGTTGCGGTACCTGCTACTGTAAAGAGTTTTTCTGTCATAATGTTGCCTTTTAAAGTTGCCTATCTAAGTTTAAAAAAATGTTGTGCCTTACTGCTCAACATATACATATTGTAGTTGATCTTGTTTAGATTGTCAACCACAAAGTGTATTCTGGTTTGCCAAAATCACTTGGCCAATTCTTGACTTTGAGTTTGGATAGTTTGGACGCCACGGTCCAACATACGGGCAATGCCTGAGAAGCCCACACTGGCCACAACTAATCCCAATACAAATCCTATAATTAATTTCATGATATTTTTACCTTTGTTTTGGGCAGAGACCTGGATGCAATGAACTCTTTGGAAACGTAATACGCCAACAGAGTTTTTTGGATAGTTGCTACCAAGTCACCCCCATGGCTGTCGCCTGGCACTGCAAAGCGAACTGGACACTTACCCCAGGTGCGATTTTTTTGGAACTCATTGAACCATCTACGATGGTTACGATCTGCGCAGTTGAAGCTCACCATGGGCCTCATGTTTAAGTCTAGAATCATTCGAAATCCTTTTTAATTTCTATACAAGTATTGTAGCAAATTGGACTTTATTAGTCAACCAAACCCACACTCTTTTTAATCTCATAGCGAGCAATCTTCTCGTCAAAGTACATACGAGTACCTTCATTGAACGGACTTGCTACTACGATTTCGCCTAGCTCTGTGGCCAACTGTTGAGCAAAGCGAGCAAGAATACTCTGTGTGTCTTCCATCTGATCCAAGGGATCCCGGTCCAGAATTGCCTGATAATCGTTGATGAGTTTTTGTACGTTTTTGTGCATCATATCAGTTGCTCCAAAATGCTTCGCTGTCAACTCGGCAAGCCCACGGTGTGTCAGCATCAATTTCCACAGACTTGCCTGTCATCATGTTCTTCACAGTGATTTTAGGTGCAGTGTAGGTTGCACGAGCCACAATGTTCAGTTGGCTTTCGTTCCAACCTGCTTTGCGGCAGAGACGAGTGCGGGTGGCTTTAGCGGCACCAAAAGTTTTGTATGCACGGGTTTGGTTGGGACCGTCTGTGACGATTAAACCAGTACCTTTGGCTACGATTACGTATGACATTTTTGAGCTCCTTTTTACTTACTATACTTCTATTATAGCAAAATGGGAATATTTGGTCAACCGTTTAGTCCACCTGGATTTCAGCGATTTTTCCAGCTCTAAACACGAAATATAAGTTAATACTTTGGTAGTACACCCAAATACACTCGTTTCCCGGTGCCATTGTGTAGTGTAAATCAGGGTGTTTTTGCTCCATGTAGTCTGCTACCTGGATTACTTCAAACTCATTCAGGAGTTCGGGACGGGATAATGTTGCATTTTTCATACTGTAATTATAGCAAAATGGCAATAATTGGTCAACCGAAAACTGTCTATTTTTTTAAGCAATTTTAGTGTTGTTTTTATACAACACTCAGTTTGACAATGTCAGCAAAAGTGTTTTCAACTTCCCACTCAACCCAATTTTGTATGCTTTCAAATGGCACAGTTTCATCCACCCATTCGTAAACATAGTCATTGTGCCCAGCAAAAAGATAATCTCTAAATGCTGTTTTGAGACGATGCTCCAGTTCACGTATTTGACGCTCGGGCCCGGACCAAACTCCGGCCCACTTTATAGCATGACCCACATGGCCTTCATACCCATTTTGTCTAGAATCCAAATTGGTAGTGATACCAAAACAGGTACGAGAAATCACAGCGTCAGTGTCATCATCCACATAGCGATGACGCCAAAGGTAGAAATGATACGGGTCAGAGAGATTTGTATTCATTGTAGTTCTTGATTGTCGGCAATGGCAAAGTTCCACCGCGTTTCATGTAATCTTTATGCCAGATTGGCAGCAGACAAGCATCAGACCACCCGCCAAACATTCTTTTGTATCGTGTTTTGCAATCTTGGTGGAATGCCTTAGGGGAACCATAACGTTTCATGTGTTGATAAAATTCAAGCTCATGTTCTTTGGTAATTTCTATGTCCTGTTCACGGCACAGTGTGGCAAACCTACCAAATGTAATTAGATAGCCGCCATCCACACCTTTTTCACTGGCATAGTATTTGTTGTGCCAGGCCAGCACCCAATCCAAGTCTGCTTTGGCCACGTCAAAATTATCTGTGCCATGTCCGGCCAGTTTCAACAAGCTACTGATGTGGGTGATCATACCCGGCTTGGCTTTTTGCCCTCTTGCTTCGAGACCCGGTGCCGCAAACATGTTATGGGCCTGCAATGTATTTTGTATTTCGTTGGCCTGTAAATCTTCAGTAAGGGTGCTGTTGTAAAGACGCACACCATTGACCATACTGCGGTAGATGTAAAATAAATCTGGTTCTTTACGTCCTTTGTAGTTGATACAACGGAAACCAAGATTGCCCACTGCTTCGCCTACCAAGTCAGACCCTGGCACTCGAAGGTCGTCATCCACAACTTTACATTGTATCAGTGTATCAGGAGAGATCAATCCAAAGTGCATCATTAGTGCAAAGGCAGTACCACTTTGTTGACCCTCCCAGGCACTGTATCGACCAGTTTCTTTGATGTAAATTACATTGAGTGGTTGCATGATCCTGGGATCAAATAACTCAATGATATTTTTACCAATGTGTGGAATTTCCAACAGGCGTTGAATGTCAATGTTGATGTCAACCAGGCTGGCAGGCTGTAGTTCAAGCCGGCCAAAATGTTCTTGTGTGTACTGTTCACCTTGCAGTCGTGCTCGAAGATTTGCTATGGCCTCTTGTATGTCATCTTCGTTGGCAATGGCCATGGCACGAGATACCAGTGGATCATAGATGTTGCCAGTTGACACCATTGGTGTTTGAACTGCCTTGGGTGCTGGTGCAAACGGATTCGCCATTAGATTAGACACAATGGGTCGAGTCATAATTTTTACTCCAAAAAGTTAAAGACAAACAAGTATAACAGGTTATGGGTTATTGGTCAAACTCTAGCAAGTTTGGATTTGCCATTTGGATCATTTTAGATTTTTTTGGCTTTGCTATTTCCGGTGGCGGATTTAATGTCAACTCCAAACGAGTTTTAATAATTTCAAAGTACTTTGGACTCATTTCAAATCCAATACTATTTCGTCCTGCCAGTTCGGCGGCTATCATAGTAGTGCCTGACCCCAAAAACGGATCTAAAATAGTAGCATTTGTTTGCGAAAACAATTTGATTAAATGAGAGCATAGCTCTACAGGTTTCACTGAAACATGATTATTAAACGTACCTTTTTCTTTAACTGACGGTTTTGATACAGGAATAATATTCCCAGGAAATTGACTATCAAATTTTGTAGCAGTGTTCATTAGTCCTACACCCCATTTTTGCCAGTTGTCGATGTACTTTCCCTCAGTTGGTTTTTGTGCTAGACACATTGGTTCAATACATGGTCTTAGTTGCGGGGTTTTCCACCCTTCTAATTCTTTAATTAAAGCATCCTTTTCGGCGTCGGTCATATTTTTTTGTTTACGAATAATATGGTCTTGACTAAATGCTTTGGCCTGTCCACTATAGGTCCAACCTAGCATATCTCTAATTTCAAATCCAGACTCTTCGACTGCTATGGTCATTCTGTGGTATAAACGAGCTTGGCTAAAGGATATGAAGAAACCTCCGGGTTTTAGTACCCTGATGATTTCGATTGATAACTTTGCCATGAATTCTTGAAAGCGAATCCCTTGTGCCGGATCAAATTTCATCCCTTTTGGGAGAGACTTAATTGTGCCATTTTTTGTGGGGAGACGCTTTTCAATATCGTCGGTATCCCACTCATCGCCGAGTCCGTCAATAAAATACGGAGGATCTGTTAGGCACATATCGATACTATTGTCAGGAATTGTTTTTAGTTTTTCAAAACAATCTCCTAGCTCAAATCTATGATTCATTTGTATTCCTTAAAATAGTATTTACGTTAAATTAATTATTCTTTAAGATAAGCGAACATTAACGCCGCTAATAGTAATTTTTTTTATCAATGGCAACGATAGCAGTAATTTTTCCGGCAGCAAAATAACATCTCTCTTCTGATCCATTCCCTTATTACGCCATTTGTCGCGTTCGGCTTCTAAGTGTGTCTGAATTACTTTGCAACCGTGCTGACTGCTTACATCGTATATCCTCACAATGTCTAAATTTTCTTTTCGTCTTGCTACTAATACATATCGTGAGTGTATAATATCTCCGTTTGCGTGAAATTGAAATTGTGCATCAGTGCCTGCATTCTTACGAATTTTTCCAGTTTTAGTAAAATCATTATCAATTTTAGTAGCTTTTTGCTCCACTAGTACACCATTAGAAATAGCATCCTCGCCGTTCCTTGAGAAGTTAATGTTGTAATCAGAATCGTATTGTTTAACAATCTCATAGATTGACAATGAACTCATTGAGTCAGTATCTAATAGATCTATTCCGTATTTTTTGTAAATTAATTCTCTTTCAACAAATATACGCTTACGAGCTTCGTTAAGATCTGATAATTCATCATTGTTAAAATATTTTGCCATGTCTAAGGTCTCTTTTTTTATACTATATTGTTATCAAATCGATGCTGAGTCAATTTGTTCTTGCCAAAATCGTCGGGCGTCGATTTCGTTGAGAAACGTTTCTAACACGTTCATGCCTCCAAGCGGATGCGGAAACCAAACAAGCCATTCTTTAGTATTCGTGTCTTGTGTACAAAATAGTTCTATAGGATCTTTCACTTGGATTCCTTGTGCATTAAACAGTTATTATTATAACAAATTGGAAATTAAAAGTCAAACAAAATCGTAAGCATATTCGCCGTTGATGGGGCCGTTGATTTGCACTTTTCCTAGTCCAAATTTACGGCTCAATGTGTGGAAAATACTGCGAGCGGTTTCTTCTGAGCAAGCGGCAAACAACGTACCAGTATCACCAAAAAATCCTGCGTGTTCGTTGTCGTTCAACAACGGACGCACCAGATAGCTAACGTCGCTTTCAAATTCTTGTTGGGTCATTCGGGACACCTTTTTAATTACTATACAAGTATTATAGCAAACGGGGAATATTGAGTCAACCAAAAGAATGTGGCTAAAAAGCCACATTTTAATGCTTAATTTTTAAGCAATTTTGACTACTTTTTGTCCCGTATCCGGTTAATCAAATCCTTGGTAGTGTCATCTACTGGCACATCAGTTTCCATGTGTGGGGCTCGCATGATCCTGATGCCGACTCCTTTGGTTTTGATATTCTCTGCTGCCTCTCGATCCATTCCTTCTGCTACAAGATCTTCAATGACCTCTTGAGGTAAACCAACAGGCGCAGTATTGCCACTACTCACAATAAAGACTCTGCCGTCTTCTTTTTCGACAATTCTTTCTATTTTGTTTTTCATTCAGCACTCCACAAATCAATACAATACACCTTGGCCAGAGCCTTGGTCAGGGTCCTGTGTGCTTCTTGTGCGGCAAGGAATCCGTCATCGTACCCTTCCTTGTAGATGGGATGGTTGTCAAGTTTGGCTTGATCTTCTTTTAGGCTTTCAAGCAAAGCACGTAGCTTTCCCTGGCCGCCAGGCGGTTGGTTGTTGTAGTCCATTTTGTAATTTCCTAGTAGAAATTGCTGATCTGCCGTTGCCAATGTACAGACCGATTCTGCCATTAGCTACCATTGATACTATCGCTGGACTCGCTGTGTGTTCGCTTCCAGCATTGCACTGGGGGCCGGCGAGTGACTCCGATCAACCTGGAGTAAATTTATTATACGCTATATGCCAAGAGCAGTCGATGACTTTGGCAAAGTTGACTAGACAATCGCTACCTTTTTTGTAGCACGGTCACTGTAGAACACCGTGCCCAGTCTGCGAATGGTGTCGGCGGCCGTCTGCGGATCAGCTTCGAACATGTCGCGAATATCCGCCTCTGTGATGCCGTCAGTGGCTTCCACAATGTAAATCTCGTAGTGGCGTTGTGGATTGAACTGTGCTCTAAGTCGCAGATGGTACGGATTGGCCAAAGCACGACGTGGACTGTTGTTGCCTCGAAGGCTTTCCACAATCATTCGTTGATCGTCTGCTGTGATGTCGCCAATGTATTCAAGACCGTTGCAGTCCCACATGATTACAAATTGATGGTTCATTTTACTCGATCAATCACTTCACGTGCTTGGTCAAGATTGTACACTTCGTCTAGTAGATCATACACCAGCATCAATTTTAACAGGTCTACTTCTTTCTGATCGTAGTGGTCGAGATTAAGGTACCATTCTTGAAATTCCTCAGGAGTATCAATTTCCCACATGCAGTCAAGCAGGTCTTTTTGGTAATATGTAAGTCCGTTAATGGATGGCATTCTAACACCTTTGTAAGATTGCTTGTAGTATAGCAAACTCTAAATTGTTTGTCAACACATCAGGCAAATTTCATTGTGAATGCCAAATAGTCCGATTCAGAATCAAAGTAAAATACGTAGGTGCCTGGCATACGATCCGAACTGGTGCGTACCACTTGCCAGCGCCATTCTTCTGTGAGTTCGGTCTTGGCCCAGTCTATCACCGAATCAAGTGATCCAAATGGTTTGGTTATTGAGATACTGTGCCCGAAACTGTCGGCGTCTCGAATTTCAAAACTAAAAGTCTTAGGCCGCTTGGTCAGCGTAGTTTTCATATGCAACCGCCTTTAACACGTCGCTGGGTATATTCCAGTGTCGATAACTGTCAGCAATGTTGGCAACATAACTGCTGCCAGGTGATCCGGACCTGTTAGTTGGAGTCATTTCATAAAAGAAAAAATCCCTATCGCCTTGATACCAATCACGCTTGACATAGTAGGTTGGATAACCTTCGTACGCATCCAATGCGTATTCACAATCTTCAGTGATTTCCCACAGCACACCTGGCACATAGCAACCGGCTTGGGGCACAATGGTGGCGTGGTTATAAAATTCCAATTTCCAATCTAGCAAATTGAATTGGCACAATGGAACTGCTGCCGGGCAACGCATCTTCATTGCGGTTGGGTGCATGTTGGCGCCATAGGCAAAGTACAGTGATTTCATAGCGTACTCACAGTGGTGTTGTATCGGGTCATGTCAGCACAGGTGTACTTTTGATAGGAATCTTTTAAAATTGCCGGCATAGGAACAGTTTCAATAGGAACTCCAAACTGTTCGGCCACGGCCATAAAACTTCGGGGCTGGCCTGTGCCCACATTCCATATACCGCTTTCTTTTACTGTTAAGAATTTCAAGTGTGTTTCGACAATTTTACTCACAGGCACAAAGTCACGCAGGAATCGATCACTGCCTTCAAACACTTGTATTTTACCAGTTTCTTCTGCTTGACGTTTGAACTGTGCATATGGGCTGGCCTGTGTGCCTTTGTGTTCTTCACCTTCGGGTCCGTACGCATTAAAGTAACGAAATATCTGTGCTCTTGCACCCATTGGATGTCTCTGTATATAACGTTCGGTCAAGTACTTGCTCCAGGCATACGGAGTGCGTGGATCTAGTTCGGCATCTTCTCTGAATGTGCTGACCAATCCATACACACTGGCACTACTGGCATACTGAAAGTTCACGCCAAAAGTATGACATGCTTGATACAGTTGCTGAGTAAAGTCCACATTTTGTTGCATGACTTTTTCAATGTTTCGCTCAGTGGTTGAACTGATGGCGCCCATGTGGATCACCCAATCCTGTTCCATCACAGACGGCAGTATCTCGCCCCAGTCGTAAACAGAGACATGATGACCATGTGCCTCTAGTGCCCGAAACATGTGGCTGCCGATAAAGCCCTTATAACCTGTAAGTAGTATTTTCATAGTTAGTGGTGGAAATTTTTAATTTTTCCATTTTGTTCATGATCCATATTCAATATATACCGATAGGTATTGTCAAATATATTTTTGTAAGTATCTGGATTGTCAAAATGTGGAGACACTGCTGTTGATATTGCTCCACGATCATTATGGTTGGCAAACGCCAACATGAGAAAAGCCTGTGCGGCCTTGCCAGTGGCATAGCCAACACAATGAGTGTAGTAGTCTCGATCAAAATTGGTTGCCAGACCTGACACCAAAAAAACCAATTTACTAGTGTTGGTCATTTTTTTCAATGCAGAAATGCTCAATAGATGTGGCAACACTGCATACCCGTCGATTGTTTTGTGCCATAGCCGAGGATTGCCACGGCTGTCTGATACAAAATCTCCGGGCTGTCCTGGAAATTCTTGCTCGGGCTTGGAGTTGTATATAAGAATATCTATGTGTTCCAATTCGGCTGTCAGTTGTTCAAATGCTGAGACTACATCTGCTACTACATCAAAGTTCACCCAGGTGTGTTGACTGTTGTTTTCTGCACTGGGGCGATGACTCAGTACATACACAGTGTGTCCATCTTGTCGGGCACGATCGCAAAAATCTCTTCCAAACCGGCCTTCAGCACCGCCACCGCCCACAACACATATATTCATGCTATTTCCTTTGTTGTTGGGGCATAGTTGCCAATGTGTTGCACAGTAACAGCACTGGCTCGAATGGCAAAATTTATTGCCTGTGACATACTGCGGTCAACAAGATACTTGTAGGCCAGTGCAGCCAGAAAGGTGTCGCCTGCACCACACACATCCGCAACTTCCACACGCTTGGATGTGAAATGAATTTGGTTCCATCTGGCACCTTGATCGCCTAGTGTCACAATTAAATCTGTACACGCACTAGTAATGCGATTGTATTCAAGTTGGTTGATTTTTACAATACACCCTTCTAGTCTAGCCAGGTCAGTTTTCTTTGTGTCAACAAAAATAGGACCTGCAAACTGTTTTCGTAATTGTTCAATGAGTTCATAGCTGACTGTGCCTTTGTTGTAGTCACTGATCACAATGGCATCATAATCTAGATCAGTGTTGACAGTGACAGGATGGCAATCTGCATCATCGTCAATGCGTACAATTTGTTGCTTGCTACGACTGTCGATCAATCGAGTCTTTTTTGATATTCTATCAAAAAGAAAATCCACAGCACAGCCCAGTGCTTCTAAATTATTCTTGACATTGCCAGCCATTCCGTCACGTTGTTCTGTGTGGCCTGCCACAAACACCGGCACAGGAGCTTCGGGACTGATGCGATCCACAGTCCCAAATTGATACACGTCTCGGCAGTTATCCCCTACGAGCAATATTTTGAATGGTGTTGGTTGTGGAGTAGTCACGGTATCTGTCATAAAAATGTATCTTCTTACAGTACTCTGCACCAATGATTGGCTGGTCTCTGTAGTCACTGCCCTTGACCATTACATCTGGATCAAAGTTTTTAATCAACTGTGTCAGTTCTTCATCGCTGTCAAATGTTTCCACACGGTCAACTGACTTCAGTGCAAACATCATGGTACAACGATCCAGTTCGTTGTGTATGGGCCTATTGGCACCTTTGAGTTCTCGTATGCGACGATCTGTGTCCAGTAGTACTAACACGTATGAGTTAGGGTATGACCTTGCAGTCTGGAGCAATCGTATATGTCCCACGTGCAATATATCAAATGTACCATTCACAACAACCCGGGTCATAGTTTATCTATTTCCGTTAATGTTTTGTCAAGATCTCCACGATGCTGAATAGCAACACCGCCGGCATGACGCCATTCTTCGCAGTTGCTGGTACGGTCATCAATCAGCACATCACCTAACTTACAATGAACATGCTTGTCATGACTGTAGGGTCCAAACATAACAGGAATATCCGGATAGTGTGTAGTAGCCCAATTTACCTTGTCATAAAATGCCCACTTGACATCGTTGCCTTTGGGCACAGCAGTCAGGAACATCAAGTTCCAGTTGTTGTTCTTACACTTTTCTCGACAGGCCACAACAATGCTGTCGGCCTCGGTGGTTTTGTTAAGGTCTCTGTACAGCCTGGGATTGTCACGCAGTCTGGTCCATTCTTCATAGGCCCAACGTTCATCTTCAGATTTTTTGCGAAGCACACTGACAGCATAACCTTTGAAGTCTGCAATCACATCATCCATGTCTAAATACACTGTTCTCATTGTTGACTGTCACCCTTGCCTACACGATAATTATCTTCCACTGAATCAGGCGTTGAAACTTCTATAATGGTGCCGGCTTCCATGCATACCAGTTGATGCGGCACCAATGGCAGATTATGCCATGTGTCTCCGGGTGCTAGTGTTTCTAAATATTCTTCTGCTGTGGCAGTGTCAATAAATCTAACTTGGAAATGCCCACTGAGCACATACCACGATTCATCTTTTTCTGCGTGAAAGTGCATGCTGAATTTGGCACCAGTGCGGAAGTGCATCAGCTTGCCACAGTAGCGATCGTTGGTAGCCCAGATCTCCTCAGACCCCCAGCCTTTTTCCACTCGTCCTGTTAATCTTGTCATTCTGTATGTAGTTTAATTAACCAGTCACGCTGTATTATTTCATCACAGCGTTGCCAGTCCGGCTCATAGTATATTCTATGATCTTGGATTTTAAAGTGATTGCAAAAACTCTGACCGTAACGTTGATTTTTTAAGCCGTCAAAGGTGTATAGCTTTTTCCAATCAGCATAAGCGTCGGCAGCCACTGGCAAACTGACTGCTTTGGGAGTCTGTTGTGTAAGCAGTTCACGGATCATTGAATCAAACATTGACACTATCGTAGTTAAGGTCACCAATTATAACATATATGTTATTGTGTGTCAATCCCAAAGTCCTTGGTAGTACTTGCCAAAAAGACGGAAACCATTTTGTATACGTGCTTCTACCACTCGCATGCCATCGTAATCGCATTTGTAGGTATTTTTAGGACCATCTTTCATTTGCCAAAACTTGTGTTCACCTTTGGGCACTTCGTTGTGGTCTTTGTCCACAGGCACCCACACTGTATCGTGTTCTCCGGAACGGAACTGTTCTTCCCAAGAGTCATCCACTTTGCACTCAAACGCAAAGATCATTTCGTTCATGACCCATTCCCAACGAAGATGCAGATTGTCATCAGTGTCCCACTCATTTTCTTTGGGCGGTGCTTCGGTACTGCGTAGACCAAGGCCTTCGGGCACATCCTCATCTTCCACCAAGGGGCTGCCATGTTTGGTAGCCTGCAGTTGTTTCAGCATGGGCAACACAATCTGAGCCAAGGTATGATCCATGCTCCAAGTGTCCCATTTGTCAATCTTCACATAGTCAATTTTAGGATGGATTCGATCCAGCACCCACATGATGCCTTTGCTGATGGGTTCAAGTCGGTCTGCCCAACGTTCGCACCAGTCCGGACGATCTACAAATGCAGACTTTTCTCGACTGTGATCTTCCAATGCCTGTTGAGTGCCCCAACGACCGCATTTTGACCAATCAGTCCAGAAAAACACATGGTCAAACCAAGTGTATGGACTGAACCAATGATAGCGATACTTACCGATATAAACTTTCATACTATTCCTTTACCAAGTGTTGACATCAGTGATGTCCATTTCGTGTTGCGGCACATTTCTATCATCATAAAAATACGCAGTAACATCTGGCCCAATACCAGATTTTGATTGTTCAACAAATCGAACAGAGTTGACTCTGGTGTTCAAAGACAACATTGTAAGAACTTGTTCCAACTGTCGTCGTGACAATTTCATCTGTGCTGCCATTACCAATCTCCGTTGTCTATCCATGCTCGGACAGTTAAAAATAACCACGACACCCGGTAGGTGTTTTCGTTAGGGCTGGGCCACTCTACACCACGTTCATGACGTGCTCGAGGAACCCAACGCCAGTGTAGCGGATTCAGTGTGACAATCACACTGGCACCACTGTATCGAATCCACTTTAAATATCTACTGTGATCTGTTGCCATCTGTCTGCCGACTCCTCATAGTTGATCATGCGAATCTTTCAGTTAGCCATTTCCAATACTGCCCAAACAACTGGTTAGATGTTTGTGCAGGATCAATGTGTGTTCTTCGAAAATATTCTGTCAAGTAATTATACTGCTCAAACAATTTTATGTCAACCAATATGTCAGAAGGTTTTAAAATATCTTGTACCAAATCTGGCAATACTGTGGAATCAATTTGCTGTTTGAATTGGGCCGGAATCAACCGAGCATCCAAGCAATCAGGATTGTTAAGTGCATGACATTGTATTATGTGATGCTTGCGTTTGGCCCAACTGAAAAAATCGGGTAAATCAAATATATTCAACACACTGACTACACTTAGGAATCGGTACGACACTTGATATTTTTGAATCAACTCCAAGTTTTCTAAAAATTTATGTTGGTCAAACCCTGCTCTTGGCACATGGTTAAACTCTGGTGTGGCATCCAAACTTATGTCAAAATGCAGTCGATCTGATGGTACATGTTCCAATAACCATATTAGAAATTTGTTGTTAGGAGGATTGAGATTGGTATTGATGCGTAATTGTCTAATTCTATCGCTGTTAAATTCTACCAACTTTTGCAATTGTTTGATTTGCATCAATGGTTCGCCACCTAACAATTTTACAGCTACTGTATTGGCTGGTTGTTGTTGGATGTATTGGTGTATTTGATCTATCCAATACTGATGATCCACAGTGTTTAATTTGATTTCAAAATTTTGGTTGGTTGACTGACTGACTTTTGGAAACAATCCGTCTTTGATAATGCTGTTTTGCCACTCACTACTGAATTTTGGACTGCAATAACTGCACATGTGATTGCAGGTATTATCAAAGAACAATTCAATCTGATCGCCTTCATTATCAAGTTTTTTTAATTGCCGATAAGATTGATGTCCTTGTGCTTCGTGTTTCCAACACACATTGCAAGATGGTATTTGATTGCCTTGCTCTAGTTGATTTTTTTCTTTATTCCAGTGTGCAGTAAGTTGATCAAAATCCTTGTATTGTGTCAATGGGTCACTATAGGCCTTGCAACATGATGCAGTAGTTCCTAGATGTAAGAAAAAAAGTTTTTGGCGACCTTTAAGGTCACATGATTTAGTCATATTAACGATTGCTCTTTGTTGAGTTCTTTCGATTAATTTTTGAGAACTTTTACAGCTAACTCGTCGCCATTGTAAATTGCGGCACTTTTGCTAGGGAACCGTTCACAGAACCGTTTGCGTATTTCTTCCAAATCCCGGCCTTGACACACAAAATCTTTAGTTTGGGTATCGTAACAAAAGTACTGATTGTCAATGTGTTCTAGATCTAAAATCACATATTCGGATTGAACTGCGTGTTCAACATGCACAATTTGTTTTTCTAGCCGTTGGGCAATTAACCTAAATACAATGCGTACCAAAAAGTACACCACTGCAAAGTTGATTAGAAAATTAATTATTTCGTCCATACTGTTTTTAAAATTGGTGCGCCCGGTTGGTTTTGAACCAACGACCAAGGGTTTATGAGACCCCTGCTCTGACCCCTGAGCTACAGGCGCATTATGTGTTATTATATAGTGTATTGTGCCGGTTGTCAAGTCTCTCATGCGTATTTACATTCGCATTGATTCCAGTGTGATCATCTTGCCCAGTTCTTTGTCAAAATCCACGTCGTCTGATACCACATACAGTTTGTAGCTGGTACGATCCTGTTTATTATCGTAGTTGCGGAATGATACAATCTTGCCGCCAATGGCTTTTCGCACAGTGATGTTGAGCCCTTCGTCTGAGTCAATATCACCGCCACCGCTACGTATAGCAAGTCTACCGGTCATTGGCTTTGAATTGCTGTACTCAAGCAGTTCTCGACCTTCCAGATTCCACTGCCAAATCAGTCGCTTTAACCACTTCATACTGACTTCCTTTGTTTTAGGTATTCTTCCCACTGTATCCATTGATTACGAACCAGAAATCCCCATTCACGTTGTTTGATGCCGGGCATGAACAAGGTCCAACAGGTCACACTAGGATCAAGTTCTATTCTATGATATGTATTGGCACTGGCCCAACGGAAACTTCCAGGTCCACACCAGCGCACAAGTTCTGTAATTTTATTGCCCTTGTCATCAAATCGCGGAGTCCATTCCCAGTAGCCACCTTTTAGTACAAGTGTAGCATAGGGCCAGGGATGATCGTGTACATCATCCGGATCAGATTTCAAGAACTTGTGCAGAAATATGTTGAACGGAAAACGTTTGCGCTCTCGAAGAAACACATAGTAGCGTTCCAGATAAGGTTCATTTTCAACACGATCCATCACAATGCGTTTGCGTCCCAAACGATCTAAAAGTTTTAAAAGCATTGGCTACTCCTTTACTGTGCAATTATACTACAAGCAGAATAAAAAGTCAATAAAAAACCACCCGGGGCGAGTGGTTTTTTTGGTGTGGCTCTTGTGAACGAGCCAGCGAGTCTAGTATTAGACCAAACCTAAAGCCATGGCCTTGTAACCAGCGGCAATCAACTTGCGTGATGGCTTGCCAATTGCGTATTCTGTAACAGTAACGCCGTTACCTGCCTTGCGTGAGTTTGCATACACTGCAAAACCGCTTTGACGGATACGTGACACTTCTGCAGAAATGTTCTTGATGCCAAAACGCTTGGCAGCTTGGCTGGCAGTCACTGTCTCACCGGAGTGAAGAGCAGAGAACAGTTTGTAAGTTTTGGTTTCAGTATTAAAACGCATAAAATGTTACCTTTCTTAAGTAATATAAACATTAGCTGTACCGTACAGCATGTATCTATTGTACTACAAAAACGCAAGATGCACAAGCTGTTTTGAATAGCAATGTTGCCATAAATAATAGAAAAGGCTAATAAGGATCCAAATGGCTCAACAAATTATCAACACAGGTGCGGCAGCCAACGATGGTACCGGCGACCCACTACGCACTGCGTTTACCGAAACCAATAGCAATTTTACAGAAATCTACACAGCCGGACCGGTAGGTTCCAATGTTAGAATTGCCAACAACACTGTTTTAACAATAAACACCAATGGAAACTTGGTGTTGGCGCCCAATGGTGTGGGCGTGGTACAGAGCAATGTGAACATTGTGCCCAACCAAGCCAATGTGCGTAACCTGGGCAGTAGCACCCAACGCTGGAGCACTGTTTACACACAGTATCTAAATGTCACCAATGGCACCACTGTAGACGGCGATCTCACAGTGGGAGGCAATTTGACTGTGACCGGCAACACTGTGCAAATTGGTAACCTTGTGACAGATGCCAAAACCCTTCAGTTGGCCAACACAGCCAACACAGCCAACGCTGCCACAGGATCTGGCATCACAGTTGGTGCTAGTGATAATATAGCCACATTACTATACAATAGCACCGGCAATGTCTGGACCATGAACATTGGGCTAAGTGCTGTGGGCAACGTCACAGCCCCGTACTTCATTGGCAATGGATCACAACTAACCGGACTACCAGTACCATACGGCAACAGCAATGTGGTTGCCTTGTTGGCCGGATTTGGATCAAACACAATTGTAACCACTGGCAATATTTCGGGCGGATACTTCATTGGCAACGGATCCACATTGACCAGCACAGCAGGTGCCAATGTAAGCGGTACAGTGGCCAATGCCACTTATGCCACGTCATCTGGGTCAGCCGCAACAGCCGGCACAGTGACCACAGCCGCACAAGGCAACATTACCAGTGTTGGCGTGTTGACATCATTGAGTGCAACAGGCAACGTAACTGGTGGCAACTTGTTGACCAGTGCCCAAGTTGTGGCCAGTGGTGTGATACAAACTGGCACAGGATTCAGCACAGGTGGATACCTAAGTGTGAATGGCAGCAGCGACCTGCATGATACCAATATAATTGGCAACCTTTCAGTCAACGTGATCCGCAGTGACGACAGCACTGTTGTTCTAATACAAGATGGCGTAGAAATAGATGGCGATGCTGTGGTCAACGGCAACGTCACTGCTGATTACTTCATTGGCAATGGATCACAACTAACTGGCATCTCAACTGCCAACACTGGTAATGTCACATTCAGTGATGTCAACATCATTGGCACAGGCAACCTAAACCTACAACCAAATGATCAAAGCAGTGAATATTTAAATATTTACTTGACTGGTGCCGCGGACATACATGTGGCAGCCGGCGGTGGTGGCGGCAATGTAATTTTGGGCACAGATGAAGAAGCCAATGTTGCTGTGTTACTGGATGGCAACGTGGCCATACAGGCCGGTAATGTGAGTGGCACAAAGACCTGGAACTTTGACACTGCCGGTAACTTGACCTTGCCAATGGGTGGTGTTGTTTATGAAACCAACATTCCGGACGGCGCACTTAGTGGCAGTGCCATTGCTTTGAAACCACCGGGTGGAACTACTGCCAATCAACAGTTATTAATATATCCAACAGCAAACGACGGTGATCACATTCACTTGACCAGTGGAAACTTGTATACAACTGAGTTGTTCTTGGGCAGTGATAACTTGTATGTGAAGTTGGCCAACACTGGCAACGTTGTGATCAACAGTAATAATGGTAATAGTAGTAATGCTATGTGGACATTTGGCACAGATGGTAACTTAACTACATCAAGTAACTTGGTAATTGGACCAGGGCCCGGTAGTGGTTCAAGTATATTTCAATATGATGCCGCTCTACAAATTCTAGGAGAAGGTGCTAACTCCGTTGTACAACTGGGTTGGACAGCAAATACAAGCTCACCCGATAGTGTTACAACAATAGCAATGAATTACCCAGGTGGTGGCGAAGGAAATGTATTGATTGCTGTAGGTAATAACGCAACTACAGTAAACTACTGGCTCTTTGACAATACCGGTAATTTAAGATTACCGGGCAATACTTTCGCAGTTAACTATGCTAATGGTACAGCAGTTAGTTTAGGTGGTAGTTATGGCAATGCCAATGTGGCCACATTCTTGGCCGCATATGGTAGCAATACAATCAGCACCTCGGGCAATGTTACAGCCGGTAACTTGATTGGCAACATTTCAATCACCGGCAATGTTGTGGGCACACAACCAAATGTGACCTTGGTGGCTGGCAGTTATTCAACTGTGTTTGACAACACAGGCAATCTTACACTACCTGGCAATACATTTGCTGTGAACTATGCCAACAACACACCAGTGGATGTTGTCACAAGGGCCGAAGGCACTTGGACGGTGACTGCAGGCAACAACAACTACAGTTTCACAGTGCCAATCAACAACACGTATCAACTATGGATCAACGGCAACATACCCAACGGTATTATAGTCTACAATGCCACGGTCGGTGTGTCCAATACCAACGTGCCAGTGATAGGTCAACAGTTTGCCTGGAACTATGAAGGCGGTGGCAACATACTGATGTTTACCAGCATCCCTGCTCAAATCATAGGCACAGCCGGTGCTATCAGCAATGCCTCTCCTGCTGTGGCCAATACCAATGTGTTCTCTTTTGGTATCAACAACACTTCTGGATCAAATCAAACTGTGAGTTACGGTTGGATCCAAATTAGTTAATGAATCAACCATGATCATATCGGGTGTAACAATAAAAGGATTTAATGTGTATGACGCATCGTTTAATTCAACGGGTGCGCTACTGTATTTAGATCCAGGAAACACTGCCAGTTATCCTGGGTCTGGAACCACATGGACTGACCTGTCAGGCAACAACAACACAGCCACCTTGGTTGGTAGTCCAACTTGGACCAGTGCTGGCGCAGCCAGTTACTTCAGTCTCAACGGCACCGGGTCACAGTATGCGTCCACTGTCTCTAACAAATACAATCAAACCTACACTGGCAAAACTGTCATGGCGGCCATAAGAATCAATGCCAGTGCTTGGACTCCCGGAGTTGATTTTTACCGGGGGATATTTGGCACAAACACTGGCCTTAGAAATTTCAACACTTACATACATCACGATGTTTCGAACAATTTACAAATACATTACAGTTCAAACACTTTCGGTGGACTCAGTAACAATGTGTCAATTCCCGCAGACACCTGGGCCATTGTTGCTGTGACACAGACCACTGGCGGTGTAGTGACTTTCTATCTCAACGGACAAGCGGTAGGAACTGTGGCCGGACAGACATTTGCTCAGTATCAAAGTAGTTCAACTGAAAACGTAGGTCGACTCGACAACTTCTGGTATGGTGACATTGGTGTCACTGCGGTATATGGACGAGCATTAAATGCTGACCAAATAAAACAGAACTACAATGCTCTAGCACTTGACTACGGATTATAAGCCAAAAGAAAAGCCACTGTGAAGTGGCTTTCTATTAGATAGACTCAGAGTCTATTAGGCTTTGTTGAAACTCCAATACAGCACTGCCACTGCAACCAAGCCAACTAGGCCTTGACTACCAAGTGATGCAACTATTTTGGTAATGTTAGTGATCACATCCAATCCCAAGAATGGTACTGCGGCGCCAAATAAAATTTGGAGAACCACTGTGACTGCAATTAGTTTGATACCAATTGAAGTGATGTTACTAACAAGATTTCCTGCTACTGTGAATGCTTTGTCCATTTAATAGACTCCTTTAAGTTAACAAGCCTGACGGGCCCGTACATTTATTTAAGGAACGGTCAACAAAACAGGGCCAATTAGGCCCAGTAATCGGTCACTTTTGTCATTATACAGGGTTATTTCGTCACAAGTACACCCAGTGAGGTTCAAGTATGGTCCACCACTCGGGAAAAGTCTTACTAAAACTTTGATCCCGCAATTGATCTAGTTTTGTGGTAGCACGGCAAAACTTGGGCCACTCAACGTCGCAACCGGGAATGGTCTTTGATAGGAAACTTTTGATCTTTTGATCTTTTATACTATTGATTAACAGAGTCTTAACCGGGACAGGCAGGTGCCTAATATCATATTCAGGTGTGGTCACAATGTTTATGTTCACCGCAATGCCAAGGATTCGGTTAATGCTTTCCACAATTTGATCCACATAAAATACATTGAGTGGGGTTATGGTCAATGAAATTCTAACAGTAACATTGCTATGTGGTCGGAACAATTCCACAAATCTTTTTGTATTTGCAATAGTCGACTCAAAATCACCTTTGTGCCTGATGTATTCAAATTGCTCCGATTGCATGCTATCTATGCTGATGTTAAATCCCACCTGCTTGTAGTGTGTCAGTATTTTAACGTATTGCTCGTTGAGAATTGACGCATTGGTATGGAGATTCAAGGCCACATTCTTTGCCACGTCAGTGGTGACACCATGCTCTAGTACATCAAACATGGCCGGAACCAAGAAGGGCTCGCCACCGTAGATGTCGATGTATTCAAAATTTCCAATCCATTCTTTTAATGTGGGCCAAAATTCTTCATTGTTGCGACCAAAACTGTTGCGTATGGTTTCAAATGTCCGAGTGTATTCATTAAAAGTCAACGTGGTAGCCTGCCCAGTTTGATCTTCACTGTACCAACTGCTACTGCCAAGATCCGATTTTTCTAATTCATGACCATCACTGTACCAACTGCTACTGGTCATGGGGTTACACATTCTGCAGGCAAAGTTACAGGTGTTGCCGGGTTTGATCACCAACACACGAGGTTGTGTTTTTATTGCTTCCAAGTGACCAAACTTTCGGTTGTATTCCATTCTTGCCGATGTCCTACCAACGTCTTCTAAATCCCAACACGTCTGGCAACTGGCATGACGGATGCCGTGGTCCAGTGCCGTGGCAATCAATTTGCGGGTGTAACTTTTGAAGGCTGTTTTTAAAGGATGACTGTAAACACGTATAACTTCGTGGGAGTTATCTTTCCAACTTTCCTTGTTGAGATTACAACAACAATAATCTGCGTTGTTTTGCAACGCCATACCCATGTGAGTCATTACGCAATAAGTGTTTGATTTTTCCATGCAGTATTTAACGAGAAACCACCCGGTGGGGTGGTTTTATACTAAACCTTTAGTGTGTCGACAATCACCACGGAACCGGTGACTTTTGTCATTATACAGGATTATTTCGGCATGCTGTTTATAAAAGCATTCATCATGGCAATGGCCTGTTTCACAGCATCCTCGGTCGACGGCTGTTGAACGCACCCGGCTTTGACACCCTGCACTTGCCATTCTTTGGCAGAGGTTTGGCAGGCCTGTTGTGTTGCGAATGTCCCAACCGGAGCAGGTGCGGTGTTGATTGCAGTGACCAATAGTAATGTCCACATTATGCTGTTTCCTTGATGTGCTTACATGCGCCACGATATTTGTGCCCGGGACAGGAGCACGTGACCTGACCATTCAGTTCTGTCACAGTGTATTCAGCACCTTTTGACCCTGCTACAGTCCATGAGCGGCCTTCGGGTTCTGCCGCTTGGCCCGGCTCATATCCCCAGGAATTCGGCACTTCCCGAAACTTGCGGCCACGTGTGTAAAAACTGATTGGGTGGGCAAACTGTTTGATTCGAACAGAACCGTGTTGCAAGTATGCAAACATCTTGTCGCGGCTGTCGTTTAAAAAGTACACATGATTGGGGCTGTCCGTGTTACCCCAATCTGTAGTTTCCTGCAGAACTTTCATCGTGACCGAATCCACTCGCCTGCACGAGACAGGTCTTGACCTGCACCACTCACAGCGCCACCCATGGTGCCGCAACCTGACACAGTGATCAGCACCATGCTCAACAAAAGATATTGCAGTTTAGTCATTGTGTTCTCCTTAGGAATTCACAGTTTGGAAAGGGCTGTGTTCTTCTTCTGGGTCAGCAGTTTCGTAAACCCAGTTCACAGGAATTTCCAACAGTCGAGCCACTGTCACAGGCAAGTAGCCTGCTTCCAGCATGTCAGAAATTTCCACAGTTAAATCGCTCATCTTGCTCATATCAGTTCCAATCTTTCTTATCACCAAACTGTTCATTATCGTTAAAGCCTGCGGTGTAGGCCGCAATCTCTTCTACTGTCATATCTTTTTTCTCAACACGCAGGCTAGTGCTGGTACCAGCCACATAGTAATGAGGGTTATGGCCTCGGCTATAGTACGAATCGGCTGAGCCACGGTCGTAAGCACCACCATGGCGTGTGTTGTGTTGTGTTTTTTCTGCAATCATTTCTGTGTCCTTGTTACGCAAAATATCTGTAGGGCAAGCCCAGGGTCCAAGCAAGGTAGTCTTCATCACCGTTTGTGTCTTCGGCTTCGTGGATCCAACGCATGGCCATTTCTAAATCTTTGGCACCCAGTGTCAGCATCTCTGCTACACGACGTTCAAAAGCTTCGGTGGCCTGAGCTTCGGCTGTTTTGCGTTCTTGTTCTGCCGAATCAATTGCTACACCGAGTCCTTCAAACTCTGCATCAAACTGCTCAAGAGTCCAGGTACTGGTATCAATACCACGGGGACGGAAACCGTAGGCATCCTTGTACATGTCCCAGTAGGTGGCCTGCGCCTGTTCCAACTGTGTCAACTCTTCCCAACTTTTAAACTGTTCCATTTCCGTCTCCTTATTTCTTACTATGTTCATATTATAGCAAATCGGCAATTTCGAGTCAACCAAATTCGTACATGTGTTGAGCCATTGCGGGATCCAATTTAATCAAATCCTTTGCGGCCGCAGTCAACTCACGATAGCGACGGTTGACCACTGCACGAGGCAGTTCACCATCACAGCTCAAGTTTTCGGGGCTCAAGTCCGAATCAATCATGCCTGCCACACGCAGACGGCCTGCGGCAGTGGTAACTTCGTACAGGGCTTCTGTGCGTTGGCCGCGGAACAGGGCTTGGTATTTGTTCTTGTTGTCAATGTAGGTTTGCAGTGCTTTCATTTACGACTCCTTTTTTGTTAAACTATGCTATATTATAGCAAATGGGGAATTTTTGGTCAAATGCCAAGTGTTGCGTTTACGCAACACCACGTACATCAGTGTTAAGGTTGGGCTTCATAGTACGGATCAAATCACGTTCAAAATTGTGTGCTTCTGTTTTGCCACGCACCACAGCCACAACACGAACAGTGAATGAATCAGTACCACGTTCACGCATGGTCTCATAAAGCATCCATGATTTGTCTTCCGAGCGCATGCGGTACATGTGCTTGTTGCAACGAACCAACACGCTCTTCTTCACAGTGCTCATTGTCTTGGCAGTGACGCCAATGTAGAAGTCTGTGCCGCTTTCAATCATGTAAATGATGTGAGTACGGTCGGTGCGTTTTTTACGTGATTGCTTTTTTAAGTTCATAGTGTATTATAGCAAATCGGGAATTTTGGGTCAACTGGTATTTTGTGGTAAAAACGCCACAAAAAAAGGTAATACTTGAGTATTACCCGGGGATTATCGATAATATTATTGGTTATTTTTAATGATTATCTGTCATATTATATTTCTTTATTGATAAATCCAACCTAAATTTAGTGTATTGTGCATCCATGTAAACACAGGCACAGAAAACTCCAATTGATAAACACCGTTCCACCCCAAGTAACCTTGCCCAGTCAATGGAGATGCTTTATTAGGGTAGTGTGGGGGATAATCGGGATAGTATATTCCTGCCCATATAAACTTCGGATCCGTTATTCCAAAGAAACCGATTTCTTTAACAATCACCGCAGTAGAAATATCGTTGTCATCTTTTTTAAAGTGTTCAACTTTTAAACAACACTGGCCTGTTTTTGCAACAAAATCAAAATCAAAATCAGTTGTTTCTGTTAACTGTTGGATTCTTCCCCGGCCATCTACATCTACCTCAACCCAGGGCTCACCCACAGGTTCAAGTGTCACACGCATTGTTACCGGGTACTCAGTAGCCATGCAGATCCAATATATCAGTTAATTCTGGGTACAATGATCTAGCATCGTAACCGTATAGATTGTCCCAACGTCGGCACCAGGCAACCATGTCCTTTAAATGCTGTTCACTATTGGGCAACTGATCCTGTGTCAAAATGTTTAAGCATTGATCAATCTGACTTAAAATTGTGCGCGGCAATTGGTTGATGTCGCTTTCGTTATAGTCCACAGTATAGTCGTTGGTTAAGTTGTATTCGTGTATTAAGTTTTTATAATTGTCAATGTACAGATGCCGCACAGCCAATGGCAATATCATTGGATTTAAAAAAATTGGATTTGTTACATTTAAATTTTTTACATTTATTTTATTGTCAAGGCAGTAACGCAACAAGGTATGATAAGAGCCAATGGTCAATGTACTGATAGCCGGTCTGGCTGTCACAGTTATATTTGATCTGTTGCAATGTGCAAGATATTGTTGTATATTTTTCAGTACCAACTGAGTATCAGTGCCCTGTCTCTGGTACGAGTTATGTTCGGTAATAGTTTCAATGCTTACTTCAATTCCCACACGGTTAAATTTCTTTAACTTGTTGATCAAACTTTCATTGAATATGGTTCCGTTTGATACAAAACTAAAGTTTAAATCCGTGCGGCCATGTAGAATCATATGGTCAACAAACTCTTCAAATCTTGGTGTTAATAATGTCTCGCCGCCCATGAAATGAACATTATTGAGATCTTTTATATTGACCAGTTCGTTGAGCACACGAGTCCATACTGCTTTGTCACGAGTCCAGTCTGTTCCTACATATTGCTGTGCATTTGCATTTCCCCATTTAACTTCTTGCGCGGCAATAGTGCTACTGGCTTGAGGATGGCACATCTTACAAGCCAGGTTGCAATAGTTTCCCAAGTCAATGTGTAAGTCTATGGGCATTCCATCATAATCACCGTTGTTATTTTTACTAGATTCAAATTTATCGTAGCCAGGACTTTGCTCGTAACTGTTGGAGAAATTTGTTTTGGTAAAAATAACGCTCTTTTGATTGCATTTATGTCTGCGACTGGTGCCACTGATTCCTTGCTGATAGTAACAACGACTACAAAAACTGACTGGTGAATCACTAAACATTGCCAGTCGAGCTTGCCGCATAGGTTCACTGTTAAACCATTCAGCAATGGTCATTTGAGAGACGTTATAAGTTTTGCCTAAATTGTCCGGGTACAGTTTGTGTGATTCTTGGCAACAAAAACCTAGACTACCATCCCAGTAGATCTGTAGTTCATACCAGGGACTAGTGCAAAAAATATTTTTATTAGGCACGTTTTTCAATAATTTTATCAGCAAGTCCAAAATCAACTGCTTGCTGTGCGCTTAAGAATGTATCAAACTTCATAGTTTCATACAGTTCTTCATAGGTCTTGTTGGCGGTGTTGTGCTTGACATACAGTTCGGTTAGACGTTTATTTATCCGTACGCTTTCTTCAAACGCACGTTTGCTATCTTCAAACTGCAAGTCCTGCACATGTACAGATCCACGTGTGCCTGGGGTGCCGGAACTCACACGATGAATCATTGTACGTGCTTCTGGAAGTACCATGCGTTTGCCAACAGCGCCGGCCTGTGCCAACATTGATCCCATGCTGGCGGCCTGGCCCAATACAATGGTCTGCACATCGCATTTGATAAACTGCATGGTATCATAAATGGCCAGGCCTGCTGTAACAGCGCCACCAGGTGAGTTGATATAGAACGAAATATCTTTGTCAGGGTTTTCACTTTCCAAGAACAGCATCTGCGCCACAATCAAACTGGCTGAATGTTCGCTGACTTCTGTGTCCAACATGATCACACGGTCACGAAGCAAGCGGCTGTAGATATCGTAACTACGCTCGCCTTTGGCAGTTTGTTCTAGAACAATCGGTACTAAATTAGGCATGGAATTTCCTTGTTATGCATGGGTGTGTAATATAAGTAAGTATAACACATAAAGTGATTGTATGCAAGATATTAAGTTTGAAATTTTTCCAGAAGACTATGCCTATTCCCGGGTTCAGACAACTTTTCCGTGGAGCCGAACAGAGTTAATAGCAGACTTTGAACAGGAGGATTGGAAACCATACGGAGCCGAAACTGCTGTTAAACACGACGCTTGGACTGGCAAACGGTTTAAAGTGCATCGTCCCCGAAGCTCTAAGTTGCAACAAATTTCTCAATTCTTCAGGCAGGATTCTGTAAAAGATTACGTCATTGAATGCCTGTATCGAGACAAACCTATCTTACAAATAAACTGGCAAATGTATCCTTGGCGCATGAGCACCAATACTGTGTTACATGCAGAATTTACAAAAGATTTGCCAGGCTTTGAAAACGGTATTCACTGCGACATGCGACGACTAGTAGGAACTGGTATGATATATCTGGCCGAGGGTGACGATCCAGCCTCAGCCAGTTGCTTTTATGATCATCCAGATCGTCACAACCCTCGTCGTGTCACCACCGGCTACGGCGCAGGGTGGGTACACAGCAACGATTGGAATACCTGGCACGATGGTTGGAATCGCACTGACAAAACACGCTATAGTATCTTGTTGGCTCTTACTTTGAAACTGGAGAATCAACCACAAGCAACTGATCAAGCGGTGCAAACCACGGTGTAATTAGTTCTGCAAATTCAGGCACGGCTGTTTCAAAAGTTTGTCCACGGCTACGATCAAGGCCGCGAGTGTAACGATGAAATTCCCGGAAGTGATGCTGTTGTCCTTCCATTGGTGTATTCAAAAAGTTCAACACAATTTCACAATGGTCTTTCCAGTAGCGTTGATGCCACGGCCCAATATCATCCCCTGTCACATACTTTGACAATTTATCAGTAATTGCGATTTTAACAGCATCGGGCAAACTTTTCACACACAGCTGATATGGTAAGTGCAACATGTTAAAGTTAGTGCCCAGCCCTTTCTTTGCAAAGAAATCAAATATCTCATCCAGATAATACACATTCAAACTGTTGACAGTGATACACACGCTAAATTGAAAGTTTTTGTTTGTGCGTTGTGCCTGTAGGAATCGTTCAAGATTGGCGGAAACCAGATCCCAGGTACTAGAATAGCGAACATATCCACACCTATCTTCAATGTCATCAATGCTGAGATCAAAATAAACTCGTTTAAATTGCTTTAACAAATTTTCTAACTCATCATTCCAGACAGTGCCATTGGTGCTAAAATGTAGGTCTATGTTTTTTGCAGTGCCTTGATCCACAGCAGCCTGTAGCACGTCAAAGTTCTTTTTGATCAGCATGGGCTCTGCACCGTAGTAGTCAATGTACACTGCATTAGGCACCCACTTGCTCATGGTGTTCCAGAGGTCTTGATTGTTGTCGCTGTAACTGGCAGGAATTCTGCGCCAGCGTTTGAGATACTCTGGGTAAGAAACGCCTTCTGCGGGCTGTGCTGCCAATTCCCAATCTTCACGATACCATTGACTGGACACTTCTGGGTTACAGGTTCTGCATTTCATGTTGCAGGTGTTGCCCATTTTTAGGTCCAGTATTTGCGGTTGATCATCACGGTCAGTCACTGGATGATTCATGCTGTTGTGCCACTGTCTGCGTGACTTTTTGCCGGCGTGTTCATCGTCCCAGCAGGCCTGACAACTGGCATGCTCTTGATTGTTTTCCAACGATTCTTGTATTTCTCTGCGTGTAGGGCTTGTCCATGCTTGTTCTAACGTGTGGGTGTCTAGATATATCTGCTCACCCTGTGCATCTTCCAGGTATTTTCTACTGTGACAGCACAGATATGTTCTTCCAGAATTGTGCAGGCCCAGGCCTTTGTCGGCTAAAATACAGTATAAATTACTTTGTTTCATATATTGATTTATGATAAGTAAACAACAACGGAAAAAGAATCATGCGTGACCTACTTAATTTACTTGACAATGTATTAACTGAAGAAAATCTAGCGGCTAAGGAAATACCCTCTAGAAAAATGTCTGCATTTATAGATCCCAAAACTAAAAAACAATTGAACCGTTCAGAGTTATTCTTGTGGAAAGTTAAAAATGCATCACCTTTTGAACTGGTAGGTGGAGGAACAGTTACCATTAATCCCAAAGAGGCACAAAAAATTGCAACTTGGCTTGCTACCGGTCCTTCTGGTACTATAGCAATGGCCACGTCAGATGGCGGTACAGTAAAAAATACTCAACTACAAAAAACTGTAGAATTTGGCAGCAAGGAAGCAGAGAACATCAAAATCAAACCCAGTGATATTTTTCAAACAGATGAAAAAACTGAAATTGCTGATTTAGGCAACAATATTGATGCACTATTACAGGCTGGCGGATTTCCAGCATCAGAGATGTATGACAAAATTGCCAATAATCCTGCTCTAGTAAAAATGGGAAAAATAGGAGATGCAGTAATTTACATGGCCAATCAGGCCAACAACGGTCAAGTGCCGACATTCCCAAACAATCTCAATCAAGATCAAATCAAAGCAATTGAACTGTATGCCAGTGAATATCTTGGTGCGCTAGGACTGGTCACTGGTGGAGTACCATTCATGCGTGGATCTCGAGAAGAGTTTGAAGGATTCGTGGGCGGTGATCTCAAAGACATGATTATGTTTTTCCCCAAAGCATCAAACAATCCCTTGGCCGACAGTTTTAGTGTAGTTAATGACGAAACTGGTCATGCTGTTAAAATTTCTAGCAAAGCTGCCGGCAAAGGAGCACCCCCGAGCCTAGGCAGTATGAAATTCCCAGATGATATTAAGAAAAAATATCCGGAGGCTACACAATTTTTGAATAAAGCACAAGATGCATCTTTAAGTGCATTCACTCAACCATTTGCGTTGATGAACTATCTGTACGAAATCAACCCTAACAAAATTCCCAAAGCATATCGCGGGTTAATGCCATTTACCCCAGCATTGGTCAGCCAACTTGAAAACAACATGAAAGGTGGCAAACCTATACCACGATCTATCATGAAACAGTTTGAAAAACAACTAAATCCCAAAGTTCGTGATGGCTCAGCCACTGACGGTGGCAAAGCATGGTATGCTGTGATTCAAGACATGATGCGAGCAGTTAACGCCGATCGTGCTGTGCCGGAACTACGTGCCGCATTGATTGAAAGTTTAGGTTACAACTTTGTTCAGTTATATACCAATGCCAAAGGTAACAAATTAGTAACACAAGCGTTTTGGCCTGCAAAAATTTCCGGGCAAGTTAAACTTAAATCTAAGGGATCTGCTGGAGAACTCAAAGGCAAAATGAGTGTGGAAATATCTCCCGGTGGCGAAGACTTGTACGATCCTTATAATCTTGACGACACACGTGGTGATCTTGGTGGCGTGACCTACACTGACGACACTGAAAAACTAGATGATATTGAAAATCAACGTTCCGGAGTCACTGCGGCAGCCGGCGGCATAGAAAAAACTAAACAATTAGGAAACGATAAAACGCTGGGACGCAAGCGCCAGCGTTAACGATTCAGTACGGAGATGTTGTCGCAGATGCCAAGCTTCAAGGCTTCTTCTGCACTGAGATACACATCGTGTGCCGGCAACAAGGTTCGTTTAATTTCTTCTTCTGATAATCCTGTACACTGCACATAGTGTGCAACCATGCGCTTTTGTGTAAGATCAAACTCTTTCATTGTGGCCATCAACTCATGATGCTTGCCATCATTGCCCCAGGCATACTGATGACTCATGATACTAGTGTTGGGCGTTAGTGTTCTGCGTCCGGGTGATCCTGCCAAAAAGATCAACAATCCAGCACTGGCAATCTGACCCAGACCCACAGTCTTAATGAATATGTTGGAACTACGCATCACGTCAATTAGGGCAAAGGCCGCACTCATGTCCCCGCCCTCTGAACAGATCATCAACAACAGTTCTTTGCGTTTTCTTTTTGTAACAAAGTTCTCGTGCAGAATCCATTCGATCGCAGGCTTTATACTTTCATGGTCTACTTCTCCCATGAAAACATACATACCATTATCTGCCAACGCTTGTGTGTGGTCTTTTACGGTGTCAAAATCTTGCTGTGTGGCCATGTTTAAATCAGTTAATTTGTGTGTGTTCAGTATTATACTACTGAACTGTCAAGATGCACAATTACTTATGGCGCAATGTTGGCGCCAAAAATTAACAATTTGGACCGCGAACTATGGCTATTTTAACCTGATCTAAGTTGGCTGTGGGCAAACGGCTGAGATCAATAAATGTATTAAATCTTTTGACTGCTCGGCCATTAATTGCCACTTGGTCATGGGTCTGATTTACATAGTACCAAGCAGAATGATCGCGATGGTCCAGTTCTTTGGCATAAAAACACTGTTTGAATTGCTCAGTTCCTGCGGTGTCCACAATGGCAACTCGTATAGTAGGCTGGCTTTGGATCATCTCTTTACGTACCATTTGGTCAGCAACTGTATCGTTAAACCAAGTTTGGGTGGTTGAGCCAAACCCAGGGCGTACAACATCAATCTGGGATGACACACCTCTACATCCAAACAAGCCGCCACAATCGGAACGTTGGTTTATTGCAGTCAGTGCTTCGGCAACACTTTCAAGGTACTCTTTACTCCATGATAACCAAAACGCCACTTCTAATTGTCCTGTCCTGTTGGCATCAAATAAGACTTGTGTTTTATCCAATTCGATTACAAACGCTCTTTTGGGATAGTCAGTCAAGACAGATTTAAGCAACCTATCTCCTGAGGTTCTTTCGTGCTGTAGTGTTTGTATCTGTGTGCCGATACGCCCACCTTCTACTACACCAACAGCGGCAGATCGATTTAGCAAACGGTTGGCAATTTTACTGGGACGCACCCATACCTTCATGTTGACCAGCACTCGATTACCTACTCTTTGCTGTTCAACAACTTCGAATCGATCCACATAGCCACTGGCATAGGTAATGATTTCATCTCGGGCAATACGATCGTTTCGTACTTCTGTTTCGGAAGCAACAACTGTGCCGACTGCATGTTCAACTGCCAATCTGAAACCTTGCTGCCTAGCCTGGTCTATTGTGATGCCTTCGCCGATCACTTCAACATACAACACCTTTTCAGTGGAGGTTTCATAGATCCAACGGGCCACAGTTATGCCTGTGCCAATGGGACTGCGAAGTACATCTGCAATAGTGATACCTTGTGCGGCAGTCACGACCACAACAGTGCTGACTGCGACGAGTAAACGTTTTAGCATGTTATTGCATCATTAGGCCACGTACCACTGGGCGAACTGCATTGGATTTTTTGTCCCAACGATACACCACCCGGACGTTTTTACCACTGTTGATCACCTCACCTTTGACCAGATACAAGCCTGACAAGATACCTGCATTTTGTGTGGTGATGGTGTTGTTGACTGTGCTGGCAATTCTCAACGCATCGTTGCGAACAGCAGTATTATCTTCTTTAGAAGTACTGCCGGTATTCCGTTGCGGATTTAAATCCGCGGCCACGTCTGTGTCATCTGTGGACTTGATAGCATTGGTGGTAAAGTTGTTTTTCTTGTTGTCGTTGGCCTGCTCCAGGTTGCTACTGATCATACGCACAGATGTCCGACTTGTGATGTTTTCTCGATTGATAAAGTCGTTAAGACTTTTCTTGGCTTCAAGTTCAGCCACACGGAATGATTCACGTATGGCGTTTTGACTATTGCCCCACACAGGTGCATAGCCAATGACTTCAATGCTTTCAACGTTGCCCGAGAATGTGCCATACTTGATACTAACACCAAGACGAGTAAAGTCGTTAGTAGCTGTTTGCTCACTGATTGGTGCAGTGGCATTGGCACCAGGTGCAACGCCGGAGTTCTGGCTCAGCGGATTGGAACTACATCCAGTTAACATTACCAGCACAGCCACGGCTGTGGCAGATAAAATACGATTCTTCATTTCGCTTCCTTTTGTGTCTTTTTCTGGTTAACCGATACGGTTTGTTTACACCCAAGAAAAATCCAGTTCATGTGTGTATTGTACACGAACTGGATTAATTGGTCAATGCCTTTTGGGCCAAACGGATATTATTTGGCTTTGGGCTGAGTAGTTTGGTAAGCCTTCATGATGCCTTCACCAAACTTGGTGTAGTCAAATTTCATTGCTTCTTGCATGGCTTTGGTAGATTCGGAAACCAAAGTAGTTATGGTTTCGGAACCGACTTTGGCGGCTTTTTTGGTATAATTGGCCTGCTCATCAATGAACGTGTTCATTGCGTCTGCTACCTTTTCATTTTGGACAAATGTCTTAACGAATTGTTTTTTGCTGTTTTGTACAGCGTCGATTGATGCGTCTAGTGTAAACATAATTTTCTCCTATTAAGCGAGTTTACTATAAGGCCCGACCTATTCAGCACCTTATGTTCTATTGTAACATTATTTATGTTGCAACGCAACATCATTTGGTATTTTTATTAGTGAATGGTCACTAAATAGTATAATATGATTATTTTTACACCAACACGAGCAGACAATAGATCAAATCCGTATCTTTTTCATGTCACATCAGAAATTGGAAAACTTCACGGATTAAAATTTTTACCCACAGTGACTTATCCAAATCAAGCATGGACGCAGAAGTCGGCCAAACGAGCCCTGGCTGATCCCAATTCTGTGATTGAATTTAAAGACTGGGCACACATTGATTTTTTTAAGCACAGCAAACGAAAAAAAATAATATTTTTAGATCAATTTTTTATACACAACTACTACAAAAGAGATGTTGGCGGCGTTCATGCATTAAATCCAGACCAATACTTTCCAAGACCACGTGATCATGCACCCAGCCCGGCAATTGATCGTTATCCCGATCGGATTGACTACAGCTGGGCCGATCTGATAATTTGTGTACAAGAAGAAAATCTATCAGGACCTGAATGGCTTGAGTTTTTCAACAATCCTGGAGCCTATTTTCACACCGACTCGGACCGTGTGATATCCATAGTGTCTGGCCTAAACTCTGACCTGTCATATCAAAATGTCTTTCCTCCCAACGTGTTACGTGTGCCGCTGAATTTCTGGTGTGCGTGGGTCACAGCCTGCAATACACCTGTAGAATACAATGCTGACTATGACAGACCTTACAAATTTGAAGCCTTGTTGGGCGGGTCAAAAGAAAATAGACAATTTGTTTTTCACAAGCTGAAAAAACACAATCTGCTAGAGCACGGTCTGATCAGTATCAGTGCTCAGACATTCAGATCTCCTACTGACCGCCGTTATCACGATGATTTTTATCGCAGTCCGGATCTAGATAAGTATGACAACAAAGAAATGTTGGTCCTGCGAAAGGATAGTCGTAAAGGCAATTGGATAGCACACACCACTGGCGCCGCAAGAATTTATAACTTTCCACTGGGCAACGAAAAATCTACAACGCATGTTGGTCCGTATGCAAGTTTTTTTATACCACATCGCGTTTACCAAGAATCGTGGTTCAGCATTGTGGCCGAAAGTATTGTTACAAACTGTGACTTTTATACAGAAAAAACTGCCAAAGCCCTGTTGGGTCGTAGAGTCTTTATTACATTTGGGCCACAGCACAGCCTGAAAGTGCTCAGAGACAATGGGTTTAAAACTTTTGGTGCGTGGATAGACGAAAGCTATGACGACGAGCCCGACGACGAAATTAGATGGGGTCTGGCTTTTGAACAGGTTGTTCGATTGATTAATCACCCCAGTTTAAAATCATTACATGTTCAAGCACAAGCAGTGCTTGAACATAATTATCAGTTGGTATCTGATCAACGATCAATGCTAAAACCCATTGACGACTTTATTCAATCGTTTTTAAATGGTACTGCGCCCAGCTGTGTTGGATCGGTGCCAATGAAACAAAACTGGACTCCTGCACAACAGCTGGCAGCAACAAAAAAACATCATCCTGTTCAAATTGAACAGGATTCTCCCGGTGCGGCATTTGCACCCTACTCGCCGGAGATACTGCAGGGAACTATTATACGTTCAAAAAATACCACTGTGGTGCAACCTATTGTTATTCAACCAACTCGACGGTTCAATGATCGTGCTATACTACAAGCTCTGGAGCAGGCACGAGCTGAAACAGCAAAAAAACGGCAAGGATTGGGCCGTTAACTAAATACTTGATAGGAGAACATTATGTTTACAAAAATCAAAGAATTCTTGTTTGGCAAACCTTCTGAATTAGAAGCACCATACAAGGTTGAGGCACCAGCACCTGCGGTAGAAACTAAACCTGCTCCTGTAGCAGAAACTAAGCCTGCTCCAGTTGCCAAGCCCAAGGCAACACCCAAGCCCAAACCGGCAGTCAGGCCAAAGGCACCTGCTAAACCTCGAGCACTAAAATAAAAAGTCCCGAAAGGGACTTTTTTATTGATGTGTTTTTTTGGGTAACTTTGGCCTGGCCTTTGGGCCAGTTTCTTTGGCCTTTTCTTGTGCATGTTCGGCAGCTGGACTAGTTTTATAAGGTGCTGGAACAGGTGCAACTGGTGGATGTCTGTGCGGTATTCGTTTAAACCAACTCATACTGATATTTACGACCGTACGCAAATCATAATAGACAAATAGAAAGCCCCTTCCGGGGCTTGTTGTTGATTACTTGATCTGTGTCCAAACACGTTCACGAATCTGTTTTGTCAGTGCATCTGGCAATGGTACATAGTCCAAATCTACAGCATCTTTCTTGCCGTTCTTAAATGCCCAATCAAAGAACTTTAGCACTTCATCACTGGTAGCTTTGTTGGCAGGGTTCTTGTACATGATGATGAAACTGGCTGAGCTTACTGGCCAAGCCGCAGGATTCTTTTGATCCACAATACTCAGGCCCATACCCGGAACACTGAACCAATCAGCACCATCTGCGGCAGCGGCAAATGTTAAGTCATCTGGACTGACATACCGGCCTGATTTATTTTGTAGTTGTAGGAATACCATGTTGTTCTTTTTAACATAAGCATACTCTACATAACCGATTGAACCTCGGATACGGTTCACATTGGCTGCAACACCTTCGTTGCCTTTGCCACCTACCGAGTTTGCCGCTGGCCATTTAACTGCGGCACCGCGACCCACACGCTGGAGCCACTCAGGACTAACAGTAGCAAGATAGTCTGTCCAGTTGAATGTTGTTCCTGATCCATCAGCACGGTGTACAATGGTGATAGGCTGATCTGGTAATTGTTTGCCTGGATTCAATGCTACAAGGCGAGGATCATTCCATTTAGAGATGTTGCCCATGAATACATCTGCCATAACAGGGCCAGTAATGCGTAGTTCACCTGGCTTAATGCCATCCAAGTTAACAACAGGAACTGTGCCGCCAATGATGGCAGGGAATTGAACTTGAGCATTCTTATCTAAGTTCTCCCCGCTTACCGGAGCATCGGTTGCACCAAAGTCTACAGTCTTTGCGTTGATTTGTCTAATGCCACCTGAACTACCAATACTCTGATAGTTTAAGCTGACCCCTGTGGCTTTCTTATATCCTTCGGCCCATTTAGAATAGATAGGCATTGGAAATGTAGCACCAGCACCTGTAATGTCTGCGTGTGCTGATACGGTTACCGCGGCTAATAAAATTGCTAATAGTTTGTTCACTGTGTTCTCCTTGTTGTGACAAATTTATTTAAGGAGAATCATGTTACAGTTTTGTTACAAAATCATGCGTAGCAAACCCACTGTGTCAATTGTGGTCAACAGTATATAGTTAGCCAGCATGCCAAAAGATTTCCTAGTATAACTAGCCCAAGCATAGAGGGCGCAACCAAGGATCCAAATAGGATACAACGTAAGTAAAGGGGGGTTGGGGACGGTAACTGCCATACTAATACTACACCCAATACTAATAGCCCAAGCAAGCAACTCAATAGCAAAGCGAATCCTGTTAGACTTAAAATCATCTCGTATCCAGTCAAATGTGTTAAGCAATATATCGTTCATAAACCTGTTCACTGGCCAAATTTTTGCCTTTGGCTTCGCATTGGATATCAAATTGATCAGCAAAGGTCAATGCCCAATCAGTCACAGCGGAATTCCAATAAAAGTCACTGTGGGCTCGCAGTTTTTGTTTTTTAAAGCCCTGTGCCAACAATGCAGCCATGTCCGGCAACACCGTGGCGTCATGCCCCACCAGATAGTCTTCTCTACTGACTGAATAATGGAGTGCAGGCCTTACTCCACGCCAGGAATCAATCACACGCGAAACTCTATCGTCGGAGGGTTGAATGTAGTCTCCTGTACGGATCCAGTGATGGTGTATATCAAGCACGAGGGCACAGTCTTTGGCAAGTTCAAGACTTGAGTCGATTCCCCAGGCATTTTCGTCGTTTTCGATGGTGATGCAGTTTCTTGCTTCGGGGCTAAGACGCTGGAGGGCAGAGCGAATACCCTCGGGGCCTTGTTTACCCGAGATGTGTACATTGATTTTAAAGTCTTGAAAAGTTTTGCCGTAGCCCATCCACCTGACCATATCTGCATGATATTCAAACTCCTGTATGCTTCTATTTACGATGCCAGGATTCTCACTGGCCAACACACAGAACTGTCCAGGGTGAAAACTCAATCTAACATCCAGTCTACGAGCAGTTTCACCAATGGGTGCAAAGATCTTGGCACAATGGTCTTGAATCTCCGGACGTTGCCACCAGTCAATCCAACTGGGCTCAGTGTAGCCTTGTAGCATTTCGCTACCTAATCGTACCATACGTCGGCCTTCGGGCAAGGTAGCCACACGTTCAATCATCCGCACAGCCGCTGAGGTGTTGTGATTCATGATATCCCACTGGCGTTGTTCAGCTTCGTCAGCGTGTTCACGAAGCCATCGCATGGTGGTTGATCTGCCGTTTAGGTCACGGTCCACTGCATTGACTTTCATGCCGCCACATTCTGAGGGGTCATTAAGCCACTTGCAACAAAAGCCAATTCGTTTATTCATGCTAGTATTATAGCAATAAATCTATTTGTTGTCAAGGCTTTAGCAGTTCGATTACATTTTCTAATGTGTCTTTGGTAAGATTTTCAAATTCAGCCAATTCGGGATGGACGTCACCTTCGTGATCAACCAACACCCATTGTACTGCCGGATTGCTTGAGATGGCATCTCGGATAAAACGCTGGTAATTTGTTGCTCGATGTGCTGTTAACCGATCTGCACTCTTGGGTCTTTCGGTCCAGTTGAATCCCAATAGTAGCACAACATCGCTTTGTCCAGACACTAGGTGTATGCTGATCAATTCGTCTTTGTTGTCTATTTCAAAAGTAAAACTACCTTCATACAGTCGTACCCCTCGGGGGCGATCTAGCTCGGCATAGATTGATGCTGGAACATACATATTGCACATTTCATTCATTTTGCGTTTTAACAACTCACGTGCTTTGCCTGCATCATTGCAAACAACATTGTCAGTGCTACACCCACGCCAGGTGCGCCAGCCACCCCAGATGGCAGCAATGTCTTTGAGCACAGTGACATCAACGTCTGGTGGTAACGCAGTGGAGTCTGCTACAACCCAATTGATTCTCATTCAACAGCCTTTAGTGTTTTCCATTTGTAGTTGCCCAGACACACCCAGGCAAAGGCACCATTGGGCATAGGATCAGCATTGAACACAATGTCGCCCTTGGTTCCGGAATAGTTGGGAACTGTTGTTCCGTGTCCTATCATGTACTGTGCCACACGCAATTTTTTAACAGCAGTTATGCCATCTGTTCCAATGGTCAGTTGAGGTAATTTATTAACACCAATGTTCAGTGCTTGGTCGCGACTGGTGCCAATGTAGGCTTCTTGATTTTTGTACTTGCCCGCAGATATACTAATTTCTTCGTCCCAGACATTCAGAGCAGAGTCTGGATGTTCTGTATTAATGCCCAGCCGCTTTTTAACCACCACGACAGTTTCGTTTAAACTGGTTTCGCCTTCGACTATTAGGTCTCGAAGGCGACCTACTTTTTGCAAGTTACTTTGTGTGATAGTTCGTGCCAACTGATTGCCAGCAACCAATGGGTGATCATCCACTGTGACATTGTCAAATTTAATACCGGTCTTTTTAATTTCTTCCGCGACCTGCTCGACCAACCGATCTTTCCAGTCTTGATCCAGTTGTTTCAATGTCTTGGCACTTATGTCAGCTGCCAACACATTCCAACTTTGATTGTCTGTGTTGATAGATCCTGTGACTGCCAGGTCCTTGACTGTGACTGAATCTACAAACTTGGCAGCACGAGCAGTCAATGTGTTTTCAACCACTGTTGTTTCGTCTAAAATTGTCAACTGGCAAGATGTAGCACGATCATCAATGCCTGTACTGGAAAAATTGTTTAACAATTCAATTTTTAATTTGGCCATATTTTCATCTACACGCTGATGAATAACAGTATTGATATCAATCGACCCAATGGTTGCTACTGTGCGGTGCACTACCATTTGATTAAGCGTTTTTTCAATCTTTTCTAACCATACCACGTCCGTGAACAATTCTGTAACTGCGATTCGTGTGATACGATCTACTTCTTGGTCAACAGTGGTCTTAATGAGATTGTTGTTGACAAACTGTGCAACGCCAGGAACTGTGCCTGCGGCAAATAACTCAGCAACCGTGGTTTTAACAGCTTCAAGGATTTCAGGCATGGTTGTTGAGTTGGCAAATTTTGAAAGTATACGATCTTGTGTGTACTTTAATATCTTATCTTCAAGGGGTTTGGACCACTCAGTTGATGTAAGCACTCCGTACACATGATCATTGACTGTTTCAGCAATTTGCTGTTCTATCATGCGTGTTATTACATCAGTATCAATCATGTTTTCTCCGTGTGTCAAGTGTTACACAATGAAACCCACCGCCCAATGTACGGCTATGGCTTAGCGTATGAGGTATAGCATCAATGCCTTTTGACTTTAATATAGTAATTAGTGCTGTTTGTGCGGCATCTACAATAACTGTTTCAGGATCCAGCACCAACATATTCATGGCAATCCATTTGGACGCATACGGATATTGATAAAATCCTTGCGGCACTACGTCGTTGATGTAGATCTTTTCCCAGGAATCAAACGCCGCTGGGCAGTTTGATTCAGTTACACGACTGGCGTTCAACAATACCAATCCTTCCCGCACAGGCACAATAGTACTGTCAATGTGTACGCCTGAATAAAAATTGCACAACTCAATGTCAATGTCAGGGAATTGATTGCACAACCAATCATATGCGGCCATGTTGCCACTGTGACTTTGTAGGTACAACCAAGTGTCCCCTAGTCTACACACGTTGGCAGCATCTAAAATCATGTCTTGATCCCGGGGCATTGTTAACACTTTTTTAGCTTGGCGTATGATTTGTTGCAGTGCTTCGGTTTCTTGATTGCGGCAAGGATACATCATGTTTACATCAACCACAGTGTCGCCTGCCACCAATAATCTATCACGTGGACAATAGTTGTACATTCCATCTAGTTCAACAAAGTCCATTGGTTTAGGTCTGTAAACCACTGCACCATAATCAACCAGTATCTCTGTTAACTGATCAAGTTCCGCATTGGCTTCTTCAACAATCCATTCGGGCACAGACCCAGCTGGCACAGGTGTTTCGGTCCAGGATGTTTTAGACGATTCTATAGCAAACACAGGATCATTGCTGGGCCAATTGGCGTTGGTTGCACTGCCAACCACTATGGCTTCCAGTGGATCCCATTCGTTACGACTGTCTATCATAGGTGCCCTGTTATTTGCAAGGTATACCGATCTTCAAGTCCAATATTGGCAGCCATGTGCGGTGCATCATACACCCACTCTGACGTTTGTCCTGCTTTCCAGTTAACATACGGAACACCATCTACTTCCAGATAGTGCCCAGGCTTCCAGTCTTCTAACAACACCAATGCTCGACGTATCGACTTCTCGCGACCTTGCAAATTAAACAGTTCAATATAACGTTTATACAGGTCTCTATGTACCGGCATAACTGTGCCTGTGGGCATACGATAAAATGCCAGACCAATATCTTGCCATCCTTGTGCTCGATACATATCTATAAACTTTGGTGCCCAGTCTGGAAGTCTATGCCGCATGTCACATAGTTCGCCACAAATTTTACTTTGGTATCCCTGGGTTTGCCACAATTCTAAACTTGCAGGATCATTGAAAGGCTCTCGAATGTAATCTAGTGTTTTAAATTCTTCGTCCCAGAATTTATATAACTGGTATTTCCGTGGATTGTATATCATTTTGTATTGCGTGTGTTTCCGTAGTGTATCACTTTGATGTCAGGTGTTGTTTCTACTAACGTGCGCCACGGATCAACAACAACACTGCCTTTGGGTATGTTGCAATAGAATCCATCCTTGACTGCGTTTCCGGTGTAGCCGTATGTTACCTGTCGATTGTGGGCCAGCAACAGCACACAAGGACCAATCAACTCCGACACTACTTCTGCTGGATCATCTGCTAGAGGATCAACATATCTAACATTAAATCCAGATTCTTTTACAAAATGCCCAATCAACGTTGAGTATGATCCGATGCAGTAGGCAACATCTGGCTTGTAGGCTTTGCCATGAATTACAATGCTCATGCCGCGTTCTTTTGCTGTGTCTGCTAAAAACTTAGCAAGATTTTTTGCTTGTATTTCTCGAGCATGCATGATGGTATCAAACATGTCATAGCCAAGATCATATTCTTCCGCCAACCAACGTAGTGCAATGTTGTCTCTGGGATGACAAGCACCTGCATCGCCCATGCCTGCTGTCATGTATTTGGGACCCATGATACGCATGGTTGAACGAGCCAATGCATTTGTGACCACATCCACATTGATGTTGCCAATCTTCATGGCAAAGTCCTGTATCATGTTTGCCAGTCCAATCTTGGCCGAAATAAATGTGTTGTAAAAGATCTTAATTGCTTCGCATTCGTCCCAGGTGCCAATTTCGTAGCGTGGGTTGTTTTGCATAACTTGATTGTAGATATCTACCAACTCACTGGCCAGGGCGTTTGGATTGCCGTCTTCGGTGCCAATCATGATCATTTCTGGGTTGACCATATCCCATTTAACTGATCCCATGGCAATCAAGTAAGGGTTATATAAGAACTGATGCTGTTTATCCAGCAATGGTACAAAGTATTTGCGAGTGGTACCGGGTAATACTGTGGAAATCAACACAACTTTCTTAGGTGATGTGGCATACCGGTTGATGTTTGTAATGGCTTCCTTGACTGCATCATGTCCAAAATCTCGTGGAGTCAAATGACTGGAGGGAGTGCTGCCGTCATAACCCTCGGCGTGTGGGGTAGGCACAGCAACAAAAATCCACTCACTTTTGTTTATGGTTTCTTCAATCGTGCAAACTTGTACCAGGTCACTGGTTCTTGGGCTTATGTCGTAGCCTCGCACTGTAAACTTTTCTGCCAGCACTTCTGCACATTCCAGACCTAATTTTCCAATGCCAATGAAGCCTATATTTTTCATATTATGAGTATTCTTTCGGATAGATTGTGTTCTTATGTTCTTTATACAGAACAATTTTATTGATTGTGTATTAATTTATCGGCTTACAGTACCATGCCCAAAAAAAAGTAAACGAGTTTATCTATACCTACTGAATTTTATTGCTGTAGAGCAATAAATATTCGGATAATAATAACTATAAAGGTGATAGCATGAGTAAGAGACTAATTATGGGCCTAGCCAGCCTTGTTTTAGTAATGTCTGCAACGGCACAAACAACCACTACGTCTGGCACAACCGGTGGAACAACCACAGGCACAAGTACACTGATCAATCAAGGTACCTACGACTCCAAGACTTTGGTTGATACCAACAGCACCAGCAATAGTACCAGCACAGTTACTTCAAATAGCAATACTAATAGCAACAGCAACAGCACCAGCACAGCCGCGGTCAACAGTACCAGCAACAATACCAACACCAACACCAGTGTAAACACAAATAACAACATCAACTCTGGTACCAGTACAGTTAACAACAACAACGTTAACTCAGGCACAATGACCTACAACAACAACAATGTCAACTCGGGCACAATGACCTATAACAACAACAATGTCAACGCCAGTACAAGTACCAATGTAAACACAAACAATAATATTAACTCAGGCACAATGACCTACAACAACAACAACGTCAGCACTGCCACTAACAACAACAACAATGTCAGCACCAGCACAGCCACCAACAACAACATCAACACTGGCGACATGACCAACCGCAATATCAACACGTCAACCAGTACCAGCAACAATGTCAACAACAATGTGAACTCTAGCACCGCAGTCAATCAAAATGTACAAACAGGTGATATGACCAACCGCAATATCAACGAAAGCACAATCACACAACGAGTGATTCAACCCCCTCCGACTGCTGTAGCACCTGCCATGCTGAGCGGCGGCAATGCTGACCTATGTAGTACTGGTAGTTCCGGATCGGTACAAACACAAGTGTTTGGTGTTAGTTCGGGCGGCACAGTGCGTGACATGAATTGCGAACGATTAAAGTTATCTAAAACACTATATGACATGGGTATGAAGGTTGCGGCAGTTGCTACTATGTGTCAAGACCGTCGTGTGTTTGATGCCATGCTGGCAGCTGGTACACCTTGCCCTTATGAAGGCAAAATTGGTGAACAAGCCAAAGCAAGTTGGGAAGCTAATCCGCATAAGATTCCAAAGTTGGATGAGGTAAAATTAGATGACACTTATAAGAAAGTTGGCATTGGCGCTATCCTTGGCGTTCTTGTCCACAAATTATTCTAACGCACAAGACATATCCACTACCGGTAATTTAATAAATTACGGTACTGCACCTACGAGTACAACCAGTACCTGGAACAATGGTGTGTATGTCAATCAACTGTGCTTTTATGCCGGCGAGCCAGGCAACTGCGGACCTAACCCTAGTATTATCCCTGGAGGTCGCATTCACTTCAGTTACGGAACCGCCGACCTTAATCAAGTTATCAACATAAACACAGCACTGTCTGCAGGAGGTACAGGTGTACAACTTGCTGGATTTACCTACAGCCTTTGGGCCAAGAACGGCAATGGATGGGATGATGCTAGACAAGATTATCTAGCCGCTTATGTAAAACTATACGGTTCAGGCGGCAACCTGATAGCAAACTATGATTACTCTGCGGCAACCAATAACAAATACAACTGGACTAACTTTACATTTTCTGAAACATTTGCTAGTCCCTATATTGCGTCAACACTAAGCACAGCACAGGTGGGCATGATAGGTAGAGATAATAATTTTTGGGCAGGCAACTATGGTCCAGAAGTTTTTGATGTGGATTTTCGTTTAAAATACAAAGTTGATCCTTGTGCAACAAATCCAGCATACAGTTCAACTTGTGCAGGATTTGGTAGCATTCTTAACACCAACAACTTATTGGATTCAACTAAAGGTGGTAGTTCTCTAAATCAAGCATTTGCTATTAACACCGCATTACAAAGTGCCGGAGTTGGTGCAATGATTCATGGATTCAACTACGGATTCAATTGGAGAGTTGGGCAAGGTTTTTCTGGATGTACTGCTTGGAATCAAGATGGGTCATGTAGTTGGACCATGAACATACCTGCGTATGCCAATGCCACAGTGTCACTTACAAACAGTAGCAACCAGTCTATACATTCAAAGAGTTATAGTTTTACAGGTGATGGTACTAGTGGTTCAGTGAGTGACAAGTTTTTGTTACCATCTAGCATGAATCAATCCATGTTGGGCACAGGTAGAATTGTAGGGTCAGCATCAGGCACAGGTTCTTCCGTAGAAGGTGCCTGGGCAACAATGATTTATACTGCTGATCCTTGTGTGGCCAATCCTTTATACAGTTCAAATTGTAAGGGGTTTGCATTTGCTATGGCCAAGCAAGCGTCGGCAGCAAACAATACCGCACCAGTTGCACCTGATGGCACACAGATGCAGGATGCTCCGCCTCCGAGCGGACCACCTCCTCCACCACCGGGTAGTCCTTCCCCGCCACCACCGGGTTCAGAGCCACCACCGGGTAGTCCACCTCCTCCGCAAGGTGCACAACAACCTGCTGCCGGCAATCCCAATGGCACACCAGCAAATCAACCTCCTCCGCCGGGCGGCGGCAGTAGTCAACCACGAGCAGGCGAAGTTAAAACAGCCAGCGATAGCAACAGCAAGTCGGCTCCCAGTCTAGGCAGTGTTATGAGCATGATCAGCACCAATCAAGCCAGAATAGGCAACGAAGCAAAGTCTGTTGTGCAAGCCGCAGAAACAGCCGCTGCCAAAGATGCACAACAAGCACAACAACAAGCAGAGACCGTAGCTGGCGCACTCACTGCTCAAAGCATTGCTGGTAGCATGACACAGGCCAGCACAGGCACAGGGCTAGTGGTATCCAGCAGTCAATCACAAATGTCCGTGGTAAATGTGACCAGTGTGTCGCAAACCAGTGTGGTCACCATTGGCGGCTTACGCCCAGCAACAACAAGTATATTTGCTGATCCTAACATTTCTTTGTCATCAAGCATGATACCGAGCCAATTTGATATGTACAGTTTGCAATCAGCACTGGGGCGCAACAACACACAACCAGAAACAGAAACACCACAGATTGAAGGTATCAAAATTGGCGGCCGTTCTGCACTAAATGATGCCATGGAACAGCGTCCGATATTACCAAGTGCTACTGCACAAGAACAGCGTACAGACTCGGTAAACAAAAATGTACAGTCAAATGAACTAGCCGGCGGGGTTGACCTAAGTAGAATGGCTATCCAGCCTGCAGGTTATCAAGCATACTCAATGATCATGCCTGATGTGGCGTTTTATGCACCACGAGAAATATACCGGAATCAAGTCAATGTTGACAATACAAGATTATTGCGTCAATTGTCAAGTGATCGATTACACCAAGACCTGGTAAATCTACAATACAAATAAGGAGAAAAAAATGGCAGAAGAAATAAAAAACGTAAATGCAAAGGTTGACGAACTAGAAGCAGCCGCTAAAAAGTACGCATCAAAAGATACTGTTATCAGTATTGGTGGCTATGAATTTACACCAGCCAAACTGATGGTAGCATTTACCATTGTGAGTAGTATACTGGGCGGACTTTATGGTTCGTTTGAAGTGTACAAAGACTATGTGGGCATGAAGAAAAAGATTGCCGAATATTCTGCGCCAGACTTGAGTGGCTTTGACAAACGACTGGCAGTGATCGAAGAGAATAGTGCCAAGACTAGTGACTATACTCGCGATATCAAAACTGATTTGAAGAATGATCTACGTCGTAATGAGTCTGTGACTGAACAGGTAGAACGCAGTGTTAAAACAGCACAGCGTGAAACGGAAGCAGAAATGCGTGACATGCGCAAGGCAGTGCGTGAGGACCTAGAAAAAGCACGTAACGAAGCCAGTGTTATTCGTAGAGAAATGGCCGATGCACGTAGAGAGATTGAACGTGAAGTTGTTCAGTTGAAAAAAGAAGTTGATAGCAAAATACAAAAGGCCATTGATAATCCATTGGCCAACAAGTAACATGTTCAACGCCATTGGCTCATTGATGTTGGCAGGCATGCTGGCTCAAGAGCCAAGGTGCGTAAAATGGACCTGGTCCGGTGATGTGTACAATCGCCGAGTTGTGTGCTTGGAATGGTCCAAGCCTCCTCTTAAAGATAAAAAGGATCCAAAAAAAACATGATTGATCCTATCACCATTGGTCTTGCTTTTACGGCTGCTCAACAATCGGTTGGGTATATTAAAAAAGCCATTGCCTTGGGGAAAGATGTCAACAGTCTCTACGGACAGTTTGCCCGGTTCTTTGAAAACAGTGACGCAATTCACAGTGCTAATATAACAGCACAGACCAGCAACAGCATTCTCACTGACGGTCAGATTAGATCAATGTCAATACAAATTGCCATGCAGAGTAAGGCCCTACGTGATGCCGAAAAAGATCTTAAAGAAATGTTGATATATTCAGGTAATGGGGATGTGTGGGATCAAATGATGGCCGAACGTGTTCGCTTATATAAGGAACGTGCCAAAATACAAGCAGACTTAAAAAACGCCAAGATCAAAGCACAGGCCGACATGATAGACAGAGTACTTATAGGTATAAGTTTCATGGCAATATCTGTTCCTGTTGTGCTTTTCAGTTTTGCTATGATGGTTCGATCTTAAAGAAAAGAAGTTGATATCAACATACAAAAGACCATTACCAATACATTTGTAAAACTAATTAGCAGGGTCAAATGTTAAATTATAGTTGTTACCCCTAATGCCGTCAATCATGTTGGTATATCGGCGAAATTTATCATTTAGTTCAGAATCATACTGGTAGTCTTTGATTACATTAAGCACGTATGATTTAACATCAGGCCTAACCGTCAAAGACTGCTCAATTTGATCCTTGAACCGAGCCATGTCAGCAGGTGGCACAGAATTTATTCTCATGTATTCTTCGCCGCCATGAAGAGAAAAGTGTAATTCAATATTTTGAATACAGCACCAATCTATCAGTGCAGGAAGAGAATAAATGCTGGTGTGCTGAAATGTATGATTAACCCCTAGTTCTAACTTTTCATTTAACACACTTTTTACTTTTTTTAAATTATTTTCAATGGTTAAAAAATCACTGCCAAATCGAATATAATCATTTTGTTTGCCTGTGCCTTCAAGGCTGATGACAAAATTAACAGACTTAAACTTTTTTAACAACAATAATGTTGCATCATTGATTGTTGTCATGTTTGTTACAAACAACAGTTCTACTGCGGGTGGGTCTGGTACACTGGATAGGATATCAACTAGTCCGGGCACCATAAAAGGTTCACCACCAGTGAAATGCAAGTATGTGACTGTGGGCAGAACTTTAAGATAAAACTCTTTAAATGCGTCGGAGTCCCACCACTTGTGCTCACTTGATGTCACACTCCAATTGACCCCAACCGAGTTATATTCTGCTTTATTTTGTATGAACTCTGACCAAATGCTAGAACTCGAGTATGGACTGCACATGATACAGCGAAGATTGCAAAAATTTCCCAATTTAAATTCTACATGCCACGGATCTGTATTGGCAGCGTCGCCGTGACGTTTATTGGATGTTGTTCGCAAACTGCTGTATCCTAGGTTCTCGTCATACCAGCATTGATAACATCTAGGATCTTCTATGCCTGCATCAAGATCTGCTGCCAGGCTGTCCATTTCTACACGCCATTGTGAGTAATCACGAATGGTGTAGGATTTATGTCCATCGTGAGGTCTTTCACGGAATTGACAACATGGCAGTAGATTACCGCTGGTCTCTATACTCAATCCGTGTCGTGCTAATACACATGATTTAGTCATATTATGCTGTGTGCTTTTCGATAACTCCATCCCACTCAGGGCCCGGATCCGTTTCCATATATGTGTTAACACGATTACGGATGTCGTCGTAGAAACTGTCTAGTTCTTTATTCCAACTACCAATTAAATGTTCCAGTGCTTGATGGCAATAGTTCCAATCACGCTTTCGGTAATTTATTAACAAATTGTTATGAAGATTTGTTTTGCTTTCAGTCAGCGGCAACTCCATAATTGGAATCGTTTCAACCACACAGTATGCAGTTACCTCTGTATTTCCCGGGATGACGCGAATGGTATCCAATTCCAATACTGTATACTTTTCTCGATAACTTTCAATTTGATCAGGGTCAATAATAATGTTCACGGTGTGTTTCCTTTTAAATATGTATCATGCAAATGACATTTGATTTAATTTCTGACTTACATCTAGGCCCTACGGACACATTTGATTGGACTGGATTGGCCACTAGTCCATTTTGCGTTGTTGCTGGTGATATTTCCATGGATGTTGAAATAGTGAAAGAAACGTTGGAGCATCTTGGCCAATGTTATCAAGCAGTATTTTATATCGACGGCAACAACGAGCATAGATATAGTTTAGATTCAATTTCGGGCAGTTATAACATATTAGAAGAAGCCGTTGCTGGAATAGAAAATGTAGTGTTTTTGCAAGACAATTGTGTGATTGTTAATAATGTTGCATTTGTTGGCACCAATGGTTGGTGGACATATGATTTAGATCCGAGTATTGATGATGAACAATGCAGATTATGGTATTGCGATATTATGGATGTCAGCATGCCTGTTACCAGTGCTATATACAGTATGGCGTATAACGATGTCGCTTACTTGAGAAACAGTATTAAAACCCTTCAAACACATCCAGATGTTACGTCCATTGTTCTTGTCACACACACTGTTCCAACTGTAGATTTAATCGATCATGACATGGAAATTACGTCAACTTATAAGTTTAATGTAATGGGAAATTCTCTAATGCAATTGGCACTGGATGGCGATACAGAAAACAAAGTTAAAACATGGTGCTTTGGACATTACCACAATCCCATTGATCAGCATCAAAATGGCATTAGATACGTGAACAATTGCCGAGGCAGAGTTGAAGATTCTACAGAATGGACTCCAACATATTACCCCAAGCGCATTGTTATTGATCTTTAACGCAAAGTTTCAGGTTCTAGTTTAATCTGCAACGGATAATCGTTACTGCGAGCATCCAGTGTGACTTCGATGCCTTTTTGTTCGGCAATTTCATACGGCAAGATTGCAACAACTGCAGACCCAGAATTATGAATATCTTCTGTAATTGTTACAGCAGTTTCTGCGGTGTATTCAAAGTGTTGTATCAAACTTTCAACTACAAAATCCACAGATGTTTTGTTGTCATTCAAGTAGATAATTTTGAATAATGGTGGCTCACGCAATTCTACTTTTGATTTTGACACTGTATTTGTATCTGCCATTTTATATCCTTTATTATGTGGGGGCACCGCGCCCCCACAGTATTTACTATTATATTAAGAAGTGTAAGTGATTGCAATAGCCTTTGGCCGGGCTTCTTCAGGAACTTCACGTCGTAGGTGAATGCTCAAGATACCAAGTTCAAGATGTGCATTGCTGATTTCCACATGATCTGCCAGCTGGAATTCTCTGCGGAAACTACGCTCACTAATGCCTTTGTGTAAAAATGTATAAGAGGCATCAGGTGATTCTACAGTTTCGGCACTGTGTTTGCCTTCAATGATCAAGAACTTTTTGTCCTTGGTAACTGAAAGGTTGTCAGGGCCAAAGCCAGCCACAGCCACACTGATCATGTACTCGTCTTCATTCACTTGTACAATGTTATAAGGTGGATAGTTAGTGGTGGATTGTTGAGCACTCACACGCATGAGTTCATCAAACATGTTGTCAAATCCGATACCAAATTTGTGAATTGCGGGAATATCAAAACTGCGAAGTGTTAATGTTTTAGTCATTTGTTTTCTCCTTTATTAAGCAAGTTGACTATACTGTGTGGACCCGACCATCGGCATCCACACGTATTTATTATAACAAGATCAAATTATCTTGTCAATTACATCATGCCCATTCCACCCATGCCGCCCATTTGTGGATTTGCCTGAGCATTATCCTTGGCCGGTACTTGTGCAATAGAGCAGTCTGTAGTTAAGATCAATCCAGCAATAGAGCCAGCATTGACCAATGCGGTTTTGGTAACTTTGGTTGGATCAATAACACCTTGTTCAACCAAGTCACCATACTCATTGGTAGCGGCATTGTAGCCGTGATTACCAGACTGTGATTTAATTTGATTGATCACCACATCTACTGATTCGCCTGCGTTGTTTACAATACAACGAGCAGGTTCTTCTAAAGCACGTAATAGAATGTTCCAACCTGCCTGTTGGTCAACGTTGGCAAACTTGTCAGCACGAGCTTCAAGTGCTTGTTTGGCACGAATCAATGCTGTGCCCCCACCTGCAACAATGCCTTCTTCAACCGCGGCACGAGTTGCGTGTAGCGCATCATCAATGCGATCTTTCTTTTCTTTCATTTCAGTTTCAGTTGCGGCACCTACACGGATAACAGCAACACCACCGGCTAGTTTGGCTAGACGTTCTTGTAGTTTTTCACGATCGTAATCACTAGTTGCACCTTCAATCTGCGCACGGATCTGTGCAACACGGTCAGTGATGGCTTGTTTGTTGCCAGCGCCGTCAATGATGATGGTGTTTTCTTTGTTTACTTCCACACGAGCAGCCATGCCCAAGTGTTCAACTGTGGCCTTGTCTAGTGTCAGGCCTACTTCTTCAGCAACAACTGTACCACCTGTTAGGATAGCAATGTCTTGAAGCATTTCTTTGCGTCGGTCACCAAAGCCAGGTGCTTTGACTGCACATGATTTGATAACACCACGCATGGTGTTGACTACCAGTGTGGCCAATGCTTCACCTTCAACATCTTCTGCCAAGATAAACAATGGCTTGCCACTCTTGGCAACGCCTTCTAACACCGGCAACAAGTCGCGGATGTTGCCAATCTTTTTGTCAACCAACAACACAAAAGGATTGTCAAGTTCAACTGTTTGTTTTTCTTGATTGCTAACAAAGAATGGGCTCAGGTAGCCACGGTCAAACTGCATGCCTTCTACCACTGCCAACTCATTGTTCAAGCTCTTGCCATCTTCTACAGTGATCACACCTTCTTTGCCCACACGTTCCATTGCTTCGGCAATGAGATTGCCAATGTCTGTGTCAGAGTTGGCACTGATACTGCCAACCTGTGCAATCTCTTTGGTGGTGTTGCAGGGCTTGGAAATTTTATCCAACTCTGCTACTGCGGCAGTGACTGCTTGGTCAATGCCACGCTTCAAATCCATTGGATTATGGCCGGCAGTGACATACTTCATGCCTTCTTTCACAATGCTCTGTGCCAACACTGTGGCAGTGGTTGTACCATCACCTGCTTTGTCTGCAGTCTTACTAGCAACTTCCTTGAGCATCTGTGCGCCCATGTTGGCCAGTTTATCTTCAAGTTCGATTTCACGTGCAACTGTCACACCGTCTTTGGTGATGTGTGGTGAACCATATGACCGTTCAATAACAACATTACGACCCTTGGGACCAAGTGTTACCTTGACTGCGTCTGCTAGAACGTTTACGCCTTCTACTAATTTAGCACGACCTGCGCTGCCAAATACTACTGTTTTTGCTACCATTGTTTATTCTCCTTTATTTACAATTGCCATTACATCGGTTTCGTACACGATGTTAAATTCTTCGTTGTCGACTTTGACTTTTTGCACAGCAGTCTTGCTGAACAAAACACGATCGCCAACTTTAACTACCATTGGTACCAGTTTGCCATCTTCGGCAATACGGCCAAGGCCAACAGCAAGCACATCACCCTGGCTGGGTTTTTCTGCTGCCGCATCTGGAATAATTAGACCACTGGCAGTTTTAGTTTCTGCCTCGATCAAACGCACAACAATGCGATCACGGATAGGGATTAATTTCATAGTTTTTCCTTATAATAAATGAATCAATAGAATAGTATAACATAGGCCGATGGCTATGTCAACTGAACTGGGTTAAAAAGGTTATGTGCTGATGCTGTGATCAGGTGGTGACAGGTTTTTGATCATTTTTTCTCCTTTAATAAGCAAGTTAATGTGATGTAGCCCCGAAGGCACTACAAAGATATTTATACCAAGAAATCAGAAACCGTTAAGAATTTTGTTGTTCTAGGTTAATGGGTGTAGCGACTTGTGTTTTATCAATGGCAATTTTTAAAATATTTCGTGATTGATAATCTTTTAAGTTGTACATATGGGGTAGTAGTACTCGTTCAAGTTCTGTGTGCAATCCGCGAGCACCTGTTTTTGTGGTAATTGTACGTTCTGCAATCAAGTCTATACTGTCGGCATCAAAGTCCAGGGCCACACCATCCTGGTTAAACAACCATCTGTACTGACTGACCAAGTTGTTTTTTACTTCTGTTAAAATAGTAATAAGTTGAGATTTGGTCAGTTCTTCCAACTGTATAATAGATGGGAACCGTCCCACAAACTCTGGAATCATTCCGTAACGTACCAGATCGTCGGGTGTGATTGCTTCGGATACAGTTTCTTTGACAGTGCTGGCGCCAAACCCAATCGACGTGCCTTGTGTACGTGCTTTAATCACTTTGTCTAGTCCAACAAATGCACCACCTACAATAAACAGTATGTTGGCAGTGTCAATGTCAATTGTTTCACTGCTGGATGTTTTGCGCACTCCTTGATTTGGCACTTTACAACGTGTGCCTTCGATCAGTTTAAGCAGTGCTTGTTGAACACCTTCGCCACTCACATCACGTGATACAGTACTGCTTTCACCTTTGCGAGCAATCTTATCTACTTCGTCAAGAAAGACGATTCCACGTTGTGTGCGTTCAACATCGTTGCCGCTGGCGTGATACAATCTAGCAATCAAACTGTCAACATCGTCACCTACATAGCCTGCTTCTGTCAGCGTTGTGGCATCTGCAATGACAAAAGGCACATCCAGGTATTTGGCCACTGTGCGAGCCATCAATGTTTTACCTGTGCCGGTTGGGCCGGTCATCAAGATGTTGGCTTTTTGTATTTCGTTTTCAGGATCTGCATTGCCAATACGTTTGTAGTGATTGGCAATTGCTACACTTAACACAATCTTGGCAGTGGTCTGGCCAATCACATATTGGTCCAGATACCGGTGTATTTCACGTGGATCTAACACTGACTCTGTTGTGGGTTTCTTGTCATGTTCTTTTGACAACAGCAGTCCGTGACAGAATTCCACGCACTCGTTGCATATGCCAACATTGTGTCCTACAATTAGTTTGCCCACTTGATCTTTGTGCTTGTTACAAAAATTACAATGCGTGGGTGTTGTTTTAGCGATCATTTTATTGTCCGGTCAAACGGCGTTCAATTTGTTCTTGTTCTGCTTCGCTCAACAGATCTGGATCGTATTCTCCCGAATCAATTTTCACAATCAAGTGATCAATGTAGGCTTCATTGTACGCATAGCGATTGTTTAATTGCTTGTCTACCTCTATCCAATTATTTCCATTGTACTTGTACAGTACACTTGGCAACCGATCAACACGCAAGAAAGTATCGCCTTTCTTTGGACTCAACGGAAATGACGTCCCGAATCCAGTGGTGTTTTCTTTTGCAGGTGCGTTGTCAGGAGTTGGTCCTAGGTAGTATTTGGAAGACATCCAAGGTAGCGTATCAATCTTACCAATTTCGTACAAACGTTGCTGAGTTTTTAATGTTTGTCCAGGATTTTCTTCTTTCCATCGACGTGCGGCTGTTTTGGCTTCAGCATCCATTCCGTCCAGGTGATCATCTTCTGTATCGAGTGCTTGAATATCGGTGGCAACGACATTCGTGTTGACTTCTTCTGTTTTAACAATCCTGTCAGTAGGAACTTCTGCCACGGGTAAATCTTCGTTTGCGTCATGTTGCTCTCCATTTGTGTTACAATCTTTGTTGGGACAAAATAGTCCAATGCCTGGTGCGTCTACTAGTGTGGTGCCACATTTGGCACAGTCAATAGCAGTGTCTTCTGGAAACAAGGTGCTTTTAACAACCAGGTCTCCAGTTGGTAAATCTTTTACTAGGTCTTGTAGCTGTTCAATTTGTTCATCACTGAGTGGACCGTCATCTGCTTTGTACTTTTTTTCTCTGTTCCACTTTAGACTCTCAGTGGCAGCCAACAGCATCATGATGGCCAATGGATCAAACACTGTGACCAATATTATAATAACCCAACGAACTGCTTTTTCTAATAGATTAGTGTCAGGGTTGTCACCATAGATAAGTGCGGCTATGTATTTGATAGGGCCAACTTCGGCTTCTACTTTGCGCACTTCAGCCGCGATGGGCGCACGTTGTTCGTTGAGTGCTGTGATTTTTTGTTGTGCTGTTGCAATGTCTGCAAGGAGGCGAGCACGTTCTTTCTGCTGGGTTCTGCGTATGCTGACAGCTTTGTCTGCCCCTTTTTCGTCCTGACTGCGACCCATAACTTGGTCCACAGCCTCATCCATCTGTTTGAGAGCTTTGCGATTAGCATCTATGTTTTCTTTTTCGACCTTGATCTTCTCGTCATACAAAGCAATTTTGGCTTGTACATCACCGGATACCATACCTTGGTCCATGTGTGCCTTTGAAAGGAATCCAAAGATGCCCATACTAGTGATGACCATAAGCATAAACACTGCTGGCACCAGGTAAACCTTCATTAACCAGCGGCATTGACGCCAGTATTCATGCAGCCACAGTGTGACTACAATTTTTGCCAGTTCCAGGATGCCGCCCATGATTATAATAGGCACCACAGCGGCAGCAAATATGGCCGCAAGCCCTGCAATAGAATACCAAGCCGCAATAACCGACAGGCTCAATGCTACTGCTAACGTAATCAAACTTAGAAACATAATGTAATATTTATCTATGTTAGTTCCATGTCCGGTGTACTTCGGCAATCCACTCACGGCCGTCGTATTCGTCTATTTGCCAGTCTACAGAGGCAGGAATCTCTACAATTTTTAATTCAGCAAAATTACCATTGGCTCGGGCTCCCAATTCACGCACCACAGACACCAGCACCGGATCATCACGTGGAATATCACTGCTGTACCAGATTTTTCCATTGACCAGAATTAGCGGACCATATCGTTCAGTGTCAAATCGACTTTCACGATCTTGTGTTGTATAGTCAGTCAGTGATCGTTTTAGATACAACAACTCGGCTTCTTGACTTAGTCCATACCCACCGTGGCATGAGTTAATGACCACATACCGAACGCCTTTGAGATAGCGTATGAGTCGTTCTTGTTCGGTTTCTTGTATCATTCATCGAATAGATATTCGTAATTGACCGATGTTGTGTTAACTTGTAATACCACTGCACCATTACGCAAATGAAAACGTCGAGCCATTTCTGTTTGCGGGCTCAATGTTATAAATCGTTTAACTGGCATTGTATCTTTGATCAGTTTGGCAGCACCCAACACAAGTTCACGACCAGCACCAGGCCGGTAACTCCATACTGTATAAAATACTGCAATGTCGCCAATGGGTTCGTTGGGTGTGGCAGGAGTAGAAAACTTTTCCAGTTCACCTTCGTCAGTTGGCACTTGATTACAAAATGCCGCACAGATTACGGCCAGTACTTCATTTGTGCTGTCATCTTCTAATACAAATACTTCTCTATTGGGATCCACACGCCAAAAGGTCGGCAGATGTGGACGAACAGGGTCGTCCTTGATAAAATTTAAATAATAATCTGTTCGTACACTTTTTATTACGGCCATATTATCCTAAATCTTGTGCGTAGTCATCTGCAAACTTATCTAACTTGTGTTGCTCGATTGCGGCTCTCAGTGCTTGTTCAACAAATTCATTAAATGTCATGTCCTGGTCATGAGCCATTTTCATGTATGTCAACAGTTCTTCGTCGCTAAAGTCCACTTGCATTTGTACACGAGTGTCGTAGACCTCGCCGGCCACAATGGCTTCTAGCTTTTCTAAAAAGTCTTGTTCGACGTCCAAATCAATGTAATCAACATCGTCCCAGGCTTGATTGGCCGACTCGCCGCGTCGAATCGCCTCGGCCGCATTCTTGTCTTGGTACTTGAGGTTGATCAAGCGATATGCACGTTCGTGTGTATAGTCACACACTGTTACTTCATATACCTTTTGACTTTTGGTACTAAACACAATATTGGCACTCCAGCCGCCCGAACCGTGAACACCGTTCCACGCACTCAGTTGATGCGAATTAGAACCGTAACAATTCCATCCGTAATCGCCGCCTTCGGTAACACGGTAATTAATAGCTTCCATATATTGTTGCATTGTGATCATTTAAACTCCCTTGTAGGCATCAAAAATAAGAGCTCCGCCGATTGTAAATCCCACTATAGCAAGTGCATAGTTACCTGTGACCAATGAACTTATTCCAGATAGTACATTTACTCCGCCAATTGTAAGACTGATTTCTCTTCTATTGCGGCCAACCCATATAAAAAATTTATCTAACATTATTCTTCCTTTACAAAGTCGTATGATCGTTCAAATATAGGACCATCACAAATATATAACTCACCATCGATTCCACGCATTAGGTAATCACCAGGCTTGCCCTGTTTGTAGTTGCCTTCTAACGTGTTCACTCGAAATTCTTCGTTGATTTGTTTGGCATGCACCACAATAGGCCGCTTGACACACGCACCCATAGATTCTACTTGCTCAAATGTGTCAAAAGTTTTCATTCTTCTTCTCCAGAATATACTACATTGCCTTCTTCGTCAGTTAGTTCCAGCGGACCTTGCAAGATATAATCTGTGTCATCATTGCGCCAACCTAGTTCTTCCATACCGTCAAAGTAATCTTCGTTCCAGGCTGCTTCAATCTCTGCTTGTTCTTGTTCTGTCATGCCCTCAGGAAATGTCCAATCAGCCCAGCATCCATCGTCAAGGCTTGACAGTTCCCAATCGTAGTCGCTTTCGCTTAGATTGTATTCACCATCTTCTGGTTCAATTACAGGTTGGTCGTCACTTTCGCAATAGAATTCGCCCCAGCGCCAACCTTCTTCGCGAATGATTGTTTTGCCGTCTTTGCACCAGAACTGCTTTTCAACAGCACTTTTTTTGTGTAGGGTTTTGAGTGTCCAGGTTGCCATGATTAGTCATCCCGATCCATCTCTGTAGTTTCTTTGATCAGGGCCTGCAATTGATCCAATGCAGGAACCATGAGCTTGACTGTTTTGTAGTCGCCCTCACTGTCACGCCCGCCCACTTCAATCATGTATGCATTGTCATACATGTATACTTGAAACGATTCGCTGACCTTGACCAACTTGTCACTGATTTTGTTTACTGTTTTAGTTTTTGCCATGATGTTTTCCTTAATAACATGTAGTATATAACAATCTGTTTAATGTGTCAATACGTTAGGTGTATCATCACAATTTCTCTCCTGGTTCAAATCCACGGAATCGCACAAAGCGAGGGAATCTCAAACTGTATGATCCGTCTTGGTTTTGAGTAACTGCGTCCGCTTCAACCTCAACCACCCGATCAAGAAGCTCATTGCGAGCGGTCCAATACTCATCGCGATTGCTATCAGACAAACCGCTACCAACATTAACACGAATATTTCTGTCATTATCGACTCCTTCACATATTATAGCACCCAACCGGCCTAGATTGCGACCAGTTCCTTCTTCAAAACCCACAATATTGAGATCAACTGTGATTGTGGGTTTCCATTTCATCCACGAGTCCGAACGTTTGCACTCATATGGCGCATCCATGCTCTTGATCATAATGCCTTCATAGCCTTCTTCTACTGACGCTTCGGCAAACCTACGCATGACGTCATGACCTTCGGCTGTGTCCAAGTCCACATCCATACCTGGCATCACACGCACACAACCATTTTCTGGCAGGTGTGCTTGTGTACGTTTCAACAAGTCAATGCGTTTGTGTTGCTGTAGATTACAGAAGCCTTCGCGGAACTCACTCAGCGGCATGATATCAAACACATGGTACACCATGTTTTCTGTTCGAGCATTGCTCTTACGCTGTGCCTGCTTCATCAAGTCCTGAAAGTTCTTACCCACAATCTCGCCATCCAACACAAACTGTCCACCAAAAGCAGAATCACGCTGAAATGCTTTGCGATGTTCTTCAATAAAGTCTGCAATCTGTGGAAAGTTCTCAAACTCTTTGCCATTGCGGCTGTACAATGTACAAGCAGATCCATTTACAACTGCCAACACACGTACACCATCCAGTTTGACTTCCAGTCGTTTGATACCTTTCAACTTCTTGGGGTGGTCTGTAGAATCCTGTGCCAGTTGGCAACTGAATACAGGAATCTTCCATTCAGTTCGGCCCAACACCTTGTTTAGTGTTTTTTCTGATATACCACAACGCAGGTCTTTGATCAACACACGCCGGGCCACGTTGTTCCATTCATCTGAATCAAACTGTTGGCTACATTCATCAATGGCCTCACGTGCTCGATTACCTGTGACGCTACGGGTACGCAGACTTTCCAACAACGCCCAAAACTTAGGCCACGGATTTGATTGACTGGTTAAGCCCTCAGTCTCGGGCACTTGCCGGATGCCAAACACATAAAAAGGATTGTAGGCTTGATAACAATTGAACAAGAAGGCCTGCGCATCAGAACTGCCCAACTGGGAAGCTACCAATGCCTTTTCAATAGTTTTTTCTTTATGTATTCGACTGTCCGAGCTTTCCAGGTCAAGAATCCAACCTGCTACCATTGTGCCCGCAAACCTTGGGTCTGAGAAGTTTGTTTCATTCATATATTTACTCCGTTACCACGAACTGTTATAGAACACTTTTAATCCACAAAACAATTCTGCACGAGCGTCGCGAACAAACTTGAGATCTTGTTCTTTATAGTGCGCATCTGCTTCATTACCAAAAAAGAAACCTGACGTACTGGGCAGTGTACCACTCATAATATCCAGTTCAAGGATTTCAAGATCCTCCCATGTAATTTCTAACTCAATGCCATTGAAGTTGGCGCTGTCACCTTTGCCGCCGTTGCGACTTTTCCAAAGCTGTTCCATCCAGCCATGCAGATTAGGATGCTTGCGCCAGTAGGCAATCTCACGCGGCTGTTCTACTGTCTTGTTAACAAAATCTTTGGCATCATCGTCAAATTCGGCACTCTCATAAAACTCACGTTGTTGGCCTTCCTTTGCGGCCACGTATGCATACATGTCAAGTCCCATTATCTTTCTCCTGGTTTGTTGACGGAAACTAGGTGCAGGCACTTACCTGTTCCGAACACGATTGATCACTTCATTGGCAGCTTGGAAGCCATTGTGCTGTTCTGTTTCTAAGAATATTTCTGTTACTTCATTTTGTAACTCGGCAAAAGCGGCACGGAACTGGGCCAGCTCTTGTTCGGTCAAATGCATCTGCATTTTGTAGTTAAAGGAGTTGTTGTTCATGCCACTTCCAACATGTTGGCAGGTACATTGAATAGGCCGCCTGGAGTCTTGACCAGCACAAATTTGATTTTGACTTTTTGAACATCGCCAACGTAGGTCAAGCCATTGCGGTTGCTGGTAAACTTTACCCGGTCACCAATGCCGAACGCACGGGTCTTTTGTTTGGTCAATTGCATACGAGCAAACTTCACTGCATCGATCACACTAGACAACTGATCATTGGTTAAGTTACCAAACATAATTGCAGAGTTAATTTCTTTGACGTTCATTACAGGCTCCTGTTTTGTTTACTGTATCTATATTATACTACCAAAATCAATTTGTGTCAATTAAACATACACGGAGTAGGATCACAAATTTCGCCGTGTCGTCGTAATTGTATCTGCTCATAATCTGTAAGAAAGTCGTTGTCAACTAATTCATGCCACGAGATTATTTCTCCATACCGGTTGGGATTCTCTTGTATTTTTTTATTATTCAATCGTATTCGGGGACCCAACTCGGTCATAACAAATTCCATTAATTTCCAATCTTTCCGAAAATGTTTTTTATATGTTTTCTCATCGGGAATATAAAAGTAGTTGTTATTACGTTTACCAAAAGCAAGGTGTCCGTCAAGATGAGTGACAAAAAAATATGTGTGAATATGTAGTTTCATTCCCGCTCCGTTGTTGTGTATGTGTGTATTATAGCAGTTTGGGAATTACAGGTCAACTGTGTCCCAGGTCTTGCTCACTTCCATTTCGTCAACTAGCGCCTTCAATAACAATACCAACTTGCGGTAATACTTGGCATCATTTTCGTGTGTGTTACCCACGTACCAGACACCGTCACGCATGATGTAGTACCATTCTGCGCCGCAGTCGTTGGCACGATCAAAGAACGTTTCAAAGGTATGATCTGTTGCAAACTCTGCACCTGTCTCGTCACGGTCACGACCGTAAAACACAGTTACATTTTCCATGGGTGAACCAAAAGTATGGAACTCGCCATCTGGAAAATCAACATCGCGTTTCAAAGAAGACACATCGCCCAGTGACACCAGGTGGTTGGCCTTGGCACTGTCATAATAGTGCTCTTGCAATATCACACCATTGTGTTCCAGATAACCGTCCCAGTGACAGTAGACTGATTTGCAAACGTCACCATGCATGACACCAATTCTTGAACGTGTACCCATTTTATGCTACCTCTTTCTGTTGTTGCAACCAAAAATATTCATTAATCAAATCTGAGGGGAAATCCTCATGGTACCAAAAATAGTACCGAGCAGATTTCAATCCCAGTGCTTTTTTTACAACATCAAATCCCACGTCAAGAACATCATTCTCTGCTGTGATATTGGGATTGATTGCAAATACATCTTCGGCAAAACTTGACATCTTTTTTCCTTTTTTTCTTACTATGTTTATATTATAGCAGTTTGGGAATTATCAGTCAATCAATCTAATCTGCTTCCAGCGTAGACCTGTGTTAGGCCCAACTTGGTCTTCAGTACCTCAGCGTAGGCCTCGGCACCTGCTTCTAAAATGCTGATTGATTGGGTTGGGAAACCGCTGGGGTTCCACAGTTGAAGACTGCCAGTGTAGTCCTTACGGAAGCCCGCGGCCTGTAGCCACTTGCCCAACTTTGAGTTAGACCGTACGCCAAACACGTTGACCCAAGCAAAGCCACAAGCATCACGATCGCCATGCTTGGCGTGGAATGCTTTGGCCGCTGAGCGGGCTTGGATACCTGCTTCGTTGGTTGCGTCTTGTACCAACTGCTCTGTGATCTGTGTTGCTATTGCTGTCATTTCGGAATCCTTTTTAGTTTCTATACAAGTATTATAACAGTTTGGGAATTTCGGGTCAACCGTTTTGTTTGTCCATGATGTACTCAAACAAGACAAATTTAGCACGATTCAGCAGTTGACGCTGATCTTCAATGGTGTTAAAGTCCGGTTGCTCGTAGGCCATCAGTTCTTGTGCATCACTCATCATGCTGGCCACAACCATTGCAGGGCCAGAGAATTTAAAAGTGCTGGACGATTCCACTGCTTCACGCATTTCGGACTCGGTGCAACCATACATGCCAACTTGGCGTTTTTCTTGCTCGTTTAACGTAATCATTTCGCCTAGTATATCGTATCTTAAACCCATTTTTGAACTCCTTTTTGTTAAACTATGCTATATTATAGCAAATTGGGAATATTCGGTCAACCAAAGGCTTTTACCAGCCCGATTAGCCCAATTGCTACACTTACAAGATTCACAAACATCTGTGGTTTATTTGCAACACGCACAGTCCAAATCAGGAACAAAATAGTCCCAATAAAAAATGTAAGAATGTTGTAAGGATGAGCTGTTGGCCCCACTGCATTGAGGCTATGCCCTGCTACTATAAAAATAGCCCCGGTCCACTGCAAAATTTCATTTGTATCTAATTTCATACCTTAATTATAGCAGTTTGGGAATTATTGGTCAACCGAAATCACAACTCAATTGCCCTGCGAAACACAATTTCTTGCCGGGCAAAGGCATCTAATTCCCAGGGCTGTTGCAAATATGCCACATTACGACCGTAGTATTTGCCGTTCCATTTTTTGCCTTTGGGCATGATTTTTAGGATGCCTCGTGCCATTTGTCGCACATGCACCAACTCGTGTGCCAGGGTCACGCCCAGTGCATACAAATTTCTAGTGGGTTTTAATACCACCAAGTAAGTGTCAAGTCCTGTCAACGGCACAGTGGTGCCCATTTCCTCTAAATCTGAGTCCACTTTGATCATAAGCAATTTTTGATTTTTAGCAAGCCCAAGTTGGGTCAACATGCTAGGAACCAGTGCTTCAATGTACCGTTTGGTTTTGGGTCCGGCTTCAACGTGCAATTCCATATGTGCCTTTTTTTACTATATGCCCAAATTATAACAAAATACCAATTTTGTGTCAACCGATGCATGTTTTGTTTATTTTATTAGTAGAAACCATTGGGTGTATTGCGTTGCAACATAAATAACTCAGTAGAAACCACGAGTTTCTCGTTACTAAAGGAAAAAGCAATGACAGCAACAATAGCAAAACTAATTGAGCGTCTAGCCGAAATGTTCCCACGACAGAACTATCAAAGCAAATTAGACGCTTATCTCGCAAGTAAAAACGTACAAGACATCTGTGATGTAGAACACTGGACCAAACAGTTTGACCGTAAAGGAAGTTATCTATGAAAAACTTTATCAACACAGTGTATAACGGTCTAATTGCCTGGGCAGAAATGATTCACGAATATCGTCAAAGTTCTGCTAACAAATTTCATTATTGGAAGTAATCATGGACATAGGATTAGTCGCGGTTCAAATCATAATATTCGGGGCAATAATTCTCGTATATCTAGTGCAGGAGTTTAATAAATGAACTATCTAAACACATTATTGATGTTACTACGTTGGTCAAAAGACGGATGGGAAGTTCATCCTATTGACTTATCTACCGACTTTAGCGGATGGGTTTAATAAACCACTTGCAAACGTGCTTCTCGTTCACTGAACTTAGATGAACTTAACACTGCCTGAGGCGGCGGGGTTGATGGTATTGGATCCACTGTAGTAGCCGCTGTTCCAACACCTGCAACATTAAGTCCAGTTGTGGTGCGTCCTTCACGCAGTACTGCCACAGTAGATTGCCCTGCACTTGTTGCGTTACTACTTGCAGTAGTGGATGTGTCAATATTAGCTACCAGTTCTAAATATTGTGCAGACCCTCCAACTTTGGTTTCAAGGCCAAATCCCGGCAATGCCGACACAAAACTCATAATGGCTGGTTGACTGTTGCCTTGTACATTGCCAATGTCTATACCTGCTTTGACTTGTAATTCAGTTTCTTTTGTTATTTGTGCGCTGATTGCTGAAAAGTATATGTTAAGATTGGCAGTTTCCGCAGGGTTGGCAGCAATAATATTTCCAATCTCAACTTGTGCAGCCGTAATCAGGTTTCCAACGTTTCCTTCGTCTGACACAATTGTGTTTGCGTATATGCCATTGTATATGGTAATTAAATTAGCCAGTGCGTTGTTTATGTTGCCATTATCATATAATGTATTAATGATAGTAACGCTGTTTTCAAGATTAACAGTGATATTAGTTCCTACGGCAGTTCCAAGAATATCAGTTAACAATATAGTACCATTTACGCCAGATCCTGTTGCTATACTATTTGCATAATAACTTACATCCGCAGTGGGCAACGGTTGTGTTTGCGATTCAATGGCCGTCAGCCCCTTGTTGGTTTCTGCTGACAAGAATGCCACAGCCAACTGTGGCAAGGTCATACGACTGACATTTGTAACCTGATCCAATGCGCAGGACAATGCTTTGTTGGCCAGTGCCAGCCCCGGGGTCGTCATAACGCTTAGTCGTTCATAACTTATTCCAGCCTGGTCAGCGGCCACTATAGGTTCTAACAAACTATTCGGTGTGTATTGATTGCCAGAACCTGTGTTGCCAGAAGTATCTCCTGTTATGGGGCTGGCAGTTGATCCAGCAGTGACTGGATTTTCGCTTTGACGTATTTCACACGCTAAAGGTCGATCAATGGCTCTTGCGGCAGCTTCTTCATCAAGTATAGCCTGACTTTGTTCCGCAGTTAAGTTATCCTCCAGTGGCAGCGGATCTGGTGTGATGTAAATAGCACGTGGACCATCTGCAGTTGGCATTGTTAAGGATGGGTAACTGTTAGGCAGCATCACAGCAGGATTCAACAAGTCTGCCAATGTGTTGATGTTTGGTGTCCATACATCTAGTATTCTTAATATATTTGCAAGCTCATCGCCTGTGACGCCAAGCAATGCGTTATACATAAGTTTCTGTATGGTGTCAGTCACCACTACAGCAGGATCATTGAGATTGAGAATAATGTTATCAGGCACGCCGGCCACGCTGAGTGTTGCTATCAAAGGACTGATTGTTCCAGCACGGCGTGATATCTGTTGTATCAGTGCCAATGGAGTTCCGTAATTGTCAAGATTCCCTAGATCTATGTAGTGGCCAGCATTGAACAAGTCATCACCCATTGCAGCCGTAGCAAGATTAATTTCAGTAAGACCACTGGCAATAAGATTGTCCTGGCCAGTGAATGTTGGGCCCAAATAGCTGTTAGCGTTTACTGCACTGTTGATAAAACTATTCACAGTTGAACAATAACTATTTGTTTGAACAAAAGTTTGTGTAAATTTACTAAGATCGCCATTGCCCATATATGCATCTGCAGTCAATGTAATCACGCCCGACATGCCTGGAGAAGTATTGCTGAATGGAACAATGTCAACTGTTCCAAGTACAATTGAATCGGCCAATGCCGGGCAACTATTCCCAACATTTCCTGCAAATGTCTGAAGAAGCACTTGTGTATTTGCAGTTAAATTTCCAGGAGCTGCCAACATGGCATTTATCAACGGAGTCAACAATGCAGTTGAGGTATATGCAGTGACATTTGCAGTTAAATTTGCATTAACAATATAGCCTTGATTTTGAAATAAACCGGCAGCTGCCTGTAGTTGTAGCGCAGATAATGATCCAGCCATTATCCTGCCCTTACATCTGGACTGCCGCCTGTTCGTGCATGTCCGCAGGTGTCAACATTGCCAGTTCTAACAACAGGTTTTCCACCAGCACGTACTGTGCCACTACCACCAGCAGTGCTTGCGGCAGCATGTGGTGGATGCGGGTTATTTCTACGTTGAGGCCACGGTGCGTGTGCTGACACGGTTACACCATCAACTACAACAGGCTTGCCATTGACTCGTACTGAGGCCACACCTGATGTGGCTGCACCGCCTTCAGAGTTTGTATCACCTTGTCTTTGTACTGCTGGCATGTTGTTCCGTTCTTGTCAATTATTTATCCAGCAATTTACACCAGTTTGATGCCAGTGGTGCTTTGTATAAACTGATCAGCAAACATTTTGTCTGTGACCGCAACCACTGTAACTGTGCTTTTTGACAATTTAATATCTTTGTCTGGGCTCACTGTGAACAAGTAGGGCATTAGACCTGGGCCTTGAGCACCCATGGCAATCACCATTGGGCGTGATAGCTTGTAGTGTGCATCAGTTTCTTCCACTAATTTTCCAATTAGCTCTTCGCCAGACGTTAGTTTTAGTGTCACCACTTCACCTACTGAGGCACCTTTGTCAATTAACATATTATAATACTCCATCGCCGTAGCCAACAGCGTTTTCCTGTTCAAATAACTTTTTAAGTTCTGTAAATCCGCCAACAAGTCTATCATCTAAAAATATTTGCGGCACGGTTCTGGCAGTTGGTACTGCTTCTAATAGTTGTTCTCGGGTCCAATCTTTACTTACATTACGTTCTTCAAACTCAATGCCGTTTTTCTTTAACAATGCTTTTGCTTGGTCGCAATAGGGGCACTGATCTTTACTCCATACAGTTGCTTTCATATTTTTCCTTTTATTTTATAAATTTGGCAGTTCATCGTAATCTAACGTGTCACTCATGATGCCAATAACATAGTTAGTCGACTCGTTCTCCTGCAGTGCAGTTTGTTTGTTCGATGTGTTGACGTGTTTGTTAAACCAAGGAATCGGTGTGCTCTTGGGAGCAGGTGCTAGATATTTAATACCAATTTCTTTCAATGCGGCAGCGGCAGTGTAGTCCACAAAATCACGCAGGATGTTGGCATTGAGTCCAATCACCGGACCATGTTTGAACAGGTATTCTGCCCATTCTTTTTCTTCACGAATAACATCCATGTACAGTTGATACACTTCTGCTTCGCATTCACCTTTGATGGCTGCAAAGCGTGGATCTTCTTTTACCACTTGATTGATCATCCAACCAGTCCACTCTTTGTGTAGTATTTCATCTTGCAGGATCAACTGAATGATGTTGCCGTTGCCAATGAAGATCTTGTTCTCTACCATGGCCAAACTTGTGGCAAATGATACCATGAAGCGGAATGCTTCCAATGCGTATGACGCATGCAGTGCCATCCAAATTGCTTTGATATGTTCACGCTCGGGAAAGTCTTCTAACAGTTCTTTACGGCAGTTGATCATGTGTAGTCGATCATAGTACATGCCTACACTCGAAGCCATATCAACAATTTCTTTGGTGTCGTGGATTGTGTTGAACATTTCCTTGGGCACATTGTAGATGTTGCGAATGATGTGGCTGTAACTGCGACTATGGATATTGGTTTCAAAAAATGTCCAGTTATAGACCAATGCTTCTAGTTCAGGCAATGATACCACTGGTGTAAAGATTTGACTTGGACCACGACCTTGTAAACTATCTAGTGCTGTTTGACGTAACAAGTTTGATGTAAAGATGTGCTTGACAGTATCCGACGCATCTTTAAAGTCTTGTGAGTCTTTGGTCAGGGAAATTTCTTCTGGTACCCAAAAAAATCCACGTGCTTCTTGCTCGTACTTGGCAATCTTGTTGTACTTGACTTCTTCAAAGCGTTGGATGGTAACCGGACCTGCTGGGTCCAGGAACATCTTACGATTGAGGTAGTCTGTTTTTGTTTTTAAATTGTATTGTGCTTGGCTCATTGTATTACCAGTGTCTAATTGTGTTGGCTATAATAAAGCCACAAGTTATAATATGTATTATAACCCAAAACGTTTTGAAGAACAAGGCTATTCGGGCTTCTTGCAGTGTCAAGATAGGCACATCAGGGCGATCATGATCTGATTCTCCCATCAAGTGTCCTGTAGCCCGGGCCCAGATTTTTTCAACGCTGTTCATAGTTTGCATGATTCGCAGTCTTCATCGAGATCAAAATCAATTTCATCCAATGGTGCAACTGCTTCATCTTCGGCCTTCATCTTACTGCCTGCTTTGTTGATCAGGCTGTAGTAGAATGTCTTCAGTCCCCAGTAATGTGCCTGCATCAAGTTCCGAGCAATCAGGGTTGTAGGAACTTTGCGATCAGCAAAGTGTGCCGGATTGTAAAATGTGTTTGTGCTGATACTTTGGTCAACATAGGCTGCCAACACCGCCGCTGTTTTCAAGTAACCATCGCAGTCTTTTTGTGCCCACATCTGTTGATACTTGTTTTTCAACTTGTGATACTCGGGCACAACCTGTGTTAATGATCCTGCTTTGCTTTCCTTAACTGAGATTAAACTCATGGGCATTTCAATCCCATTGGTTGAATTGATCACAACTGAGCTTGACTCCACAGGAGCAATGGCCATTGATGTTGCATTGCGAACACCATAACTGCGCATTTCTGCACGTAGGCTTTCCCAGTTCAGTTCTGGTGTAAAGTCTGCAAGTTCGTTCACACCTTTGGCACGTAGTTCCCAAGGAAACACACCTTGGCCGTAGCGTGTTCGGTCTGAGTCTACACAACGACCACGTTCTTTAGCCAGTTCTACTGACATTTCTGTCAGGTAGTAGGCTTGATGTTCCATCCACGTCTTGACTTCAGCCAAGGAGTCTCGCTCTCCGTAGTTGAATCCACGTTTGGCGTGCCAGTAGGCAAGGTTGGTGACTCCGATTCCCAGTGGTCTGATTTCGTCGTTGGATAGTTTAGACTGGATGGAAAGAAAGTCTTGATAATCAAGAATGTTGTTGAGGCTACGATGCAGTATACGGCAAGCACGGCGCATGTCTTCTGGATTGCGGAACGCACCCCAATTGATTGAGCCCAGGGTGCAAAGTGCGATACGACCGCTATCGTCATCCAGACGTTTAAAGGACTTAGTAGGTAAAAGTATTTCACAGCAAAGATTACTCTGGTAAATGGTATGATATTCAGGATCAAACGGTCCTTGCTTCATCACGTTGTCAATGAACACAAGATAGATACGTCCTGTGTCTGTACGCTCTTTTAGTATGCCCGACTTGAATACTTCTTCTGCTGCCATAGTTTTTGTACGCAAGTCCTTGCGTTTTTCGTACTTGACATACAGTTCTTCAAACAGTTCTGTGTTAGAATAAAACGCTTCGTATAAGTCTGGCACTTCGTTGGGATCAAAGAATGTTATTTGTTCTTTGTTTTTAAATCGTCTCCAGAAGAAAGCACTAAGCACAACCCCATAATCCATATGACGGACTCGGGTTTCTTCTGTTCCTTGGTTGTTCTTAAGTACAATAAGATCATCAAACTGATGATGCCAAATAGGATAAAAAACAGTAGCACTTGCATTGCGGATACCTCCTTGACTGCATGAACGTAGGTCACCAAACCATTTTTTCAGGAATGGTATCATACCTGTGTGCATGATCTCACCACCTCGGATGGGACTACCTAACGGACGTAGTCGTCCAATCTCTAAACCAATGCCAGCACGTTTGCTGGCATACTTAGCCATCATTTCACCTGAAGCAAATATACTGTCCAGATCATCGTCACTGCGGATAAGTACGCAACTACTAAACTGTTTAGTAGGAGTCCCAAGACCAGCGAGCACAGGAGTAGCAAGAGTGAACAAGCCATCGCTGGCTGCGTTATAATATTCTTTGATATAACGCATACGGGCACTATTAGGTTCTTCTTTATGAAAGACTGTGGCGGCTGCCACCATGTATCTAACTTGTGGAGTTTCATATATTTCCTTTGTACTTCTATTTTTTACCAAGTACTTCTCTATCAGTTGTTCAATGGCAGCATAACTGTACTGTTCGTCTTTGGAATGATCAATAATGTCATTCATTCGATTCCAGTCATCTTCAGTGTACCACTCCAGCAGTTCCGGAGTATATAACCCTGTGGCCACATTGGTTTTTACTATTTCGTATAGATGTGGCGGAGTGTAACTTCCGTATACATCTTTACGCAACATGCTTAGTCGTTGCTTGCCGGCCACAAACTGATAGTTGGTATGTCCTACATCAGGATTAGATTCAACATCAATTAAATCTACTATGGCCCGGAGGGTGATACCATCAATTTCTTTGGTTGTGATGCCGTCATAAAAGTGCAGTTGAGCTTTGATCTCCACCATACTCTGACTGACATCTGCTATACCTTGACATATTTTTGCTATTTGTGATTGCCACTTTTCGATAGCAATGGGTTCACGGCGCCCACTGCGCTTTACTACTGTTATTGTTGACATCTGCTTCTCTTGTTATTTTTGTTACTGGTACTTCTCACTAACCTGTAATTGGGTTAATTTTTTTACTATTTTTGCTTCTGGATTGATATTTACGACAGTTGACTTATCCCAATTCAGTATATATTTTGATTTGTCGACCAGGACTAAATTATGACCCGTTTTTGTTAAAATCAGTTCTGCTGAGTGTATATCTGCACGTTCCAACAAAGTTATAGTATACAGGATTCCTAGCCCGCGAGCAACCTCGCAGAATATATTGTCATCCAATAGTTGCCAGGGATCGGGCCAATCTGTTTGATCATCCCAGTGCAGGTGATATCCAGTCCAGGGAGATGAGAACCACCAGGTGTTGATGTCTTCCAGTGCCGCATCAATGGGCAGAGTTTTGGCTCGAGTGCGTAGTTGTGTCCAACTATCCAGCCGGGATTCAAATGTTGCAGGCCAGACCACGTTAGGCCAAATGTGTTATACTATAAGTTAGTGTAGCGGCCAAGCCGGTGTTGGTACTAATGTACTTTACAAAAACCGTGCTGCCAGTCTGAGTCACAGTGAGAGTAATGCCAGTACTGGCATTTTCTGTGTAGTCATCTGTGTAGTTTAAACTGCCGCTTCCTGTGGTAGTTATGTTAATAATACCAGTTCGGTACGCTGTACCTCTCACAATGGTATAATTGATGCTGAGTGCAACAACACTGCCAAGGCTGTATGCGATTGCATTGGTGGGAGTAATGACGTTGTTTGTTAATGAAACTGCGAGTCCGGAGTCTCGAACATAGGTGCCCATGGCCAACTGTTGACCGTTTGTAAATGCAATACTTGCTTCGCCATTTAAATCAATTCTTGGATGCACAACAGCATAGGCATCTGCCCGTTCGAACATGTCACCAACACTTATGTTGTTGGCAGACAAGAAATCTATGATTGTGGTGTAGGGTTGTGTTATGCCACCAAAGTGGTTGCCAACATCGCCAAATGTGTTTTGTGCTGTGGCATTGCGATCAGAATAAAATATAATACCTTGTGCATATACAGTATCAAAATCGCAACTGGTAATTCCAAATCCTTGTGGATTGAATTCAGCACCATCAGGATTGACTTCTAATAGAACGCCGTTGAACAAGGTTGAAAAATGTGCGCCTGTGATACCTACTCCGCGAACATGTCGATCTGTTCTAACTCCGTATGTTGTTCCAGTGAATCCGCAGTTGTCAAATTTAATTTGATGTACATCTAACGCATCACTATTGTCAAATCTAACACAAGCAGTGTTGTCGGTATCCACTGTGAGATCTGCTGTGGTCAATGGTCCAACAAATTGCACTTGATTGAAAATACAGTCGGATGCTCGATCAATGAATGCAATATCCATTGGATCAACGGATTGGAAACACATGTTTTCAATTGTAATACTTGTGGGCGGTGTTGCACTGTTTGTGCCAATGTTGGCACCTGTTTGTTGTAAACTGTCGCTGGTCTGTACCACGTATGATGCTGCCGAGCCGGCAGCCATTTGAATGATACTGTTCAGAGGACCTTCACCTTGTAATGTAGCATAAGGAGGAACATTAATTGTGCCAGTGACAAGATATACGCCGGCTGGAAAGAATAAACTTCTGCGAATTGCAGGATTTACTTCTCTGCAATAAAGTTGATAAAGTGCGCGGTTAATGGCCGCAGTGTCATCTGTAATACCATCGCCCACTGCACCAAAGTCTTTGACAGTGGCAAACTGATCCATCCAATTTTGGAGAGATAGTTGTACTGGAGTTCCGGGTGATGGGCCAGTTTGTACTGTGTATCCCGTGGCTTCTTCGCCGCTGTAAGTGTAATCCTGTACCAGCGGAATAATTTCAGAAAATTCTGTTAAGATTTCAGTGTTGCCGATAACTGGAGCGCCGTCTTGAAGAGTTCCGTTGCCAATGAACAATCTGCGTTCGTCAATGCTCCATCCGAATTCAGCACCGGCCAGTTGCGGTAGATTTTCCTGTAACCCTTTACGCTGGGTAATTCGCGAAATTTGTACAATAGCCAATTTAGTTGTCCTCTGTGATTAACTATTTAGCATATAATACTGCTCTACTCGTTTCCACCAAAGACCGCAGTATTTTTCAAACTCGTTGCCCTCTAGTACAAATTCCTGGTATTCAGGTGTGGTAAGCACATTGCCCATGTCATCAGTTGTGGGTTTGACACACATTAAAATAACACCTTTTTTAATCTTTGTTCCGTGCAGTTCGTTATGTGCTTCTGCATAGGCGCAAAGTTGTAAAAAGTAATCGTCGATCCATTCACGTTTTTTGGGCTTGTTGGTTTGTTTGTAGTCTATGATGGCTTCTTCGTTTAAGTGCAGGCCGGCAGCATCTGTTGTGCCTGCATACACCTTGGGAAAATATAGTGGAACTTCGTAGCCCCAAAACTCATTCACCCGATTGGTAATTCCTTCATTAATCACTGTTTCTGCCATGGCATGACTTGCCCACCCAAACGGGTTTGTACCACGGTCTTTTAGTTCGCCATTCTTGACATAGTGTTCCAGGTAGGTGTGCATACGTGTGCCGCGGTTAGCAGCCTCAGTGGTAATCTGTTGTGCCTTTTCGTAGCCAACACGTCGGCGCCATTGTTCAAGAATTAACTTTTTTTCTTCAGGCTTGGTTTTGTCAAGGATAGTCGTGACACTGGGTAACTTGTTGCCGTCAGGAGTGGCATAAAAACGTTTGCCATTTACTTCTACACGCGGCACCGGTGTGTAATTAAATTTTGGATTGTACATGTTGCAAATGAGAGTTGTATATATGTTTATGGGCGTCTGACAGTTTGTCAAACAGTTTGGAATTTAGGGTGTAGCTATCAGTATCGGTGCGATTGTCGTAATCTGCGGTAAATTTTAAATATTCTGTAAATGTTGGTTCTGTGTTTCGTTTATTATTCATAACAGTGGACAACATTGACGTGAAATATCCTTTGAGTACATCGGTGCGTTTGTATTTTTTAAACACTGTGTGGTTTACGCATTGCTCTAACAGTTCAATCAGTTGCGGGTAGTATTGCAATGATAAACTTTCTACCATCAATGGCTCAGGATTATACAAGTGTATGTTTGACATCCATAAATCTGTTTGTGTTTGATCTGCCCAGCGTTCCCACCAATCAAGATAATCTGTTGCATAAAAAATATTGTTCAATGAAAATACAGGACTAACCGACAACGAAAATTTTCCTGGATATTGTTGACTCAACGAATTGAATGTTTTTAAGTTGTCTTCAATTTTGTTAAATTTAGCAGGCCATCTCACATAATGATAATTTTCCCCAACGCTGTCGATGCTTGAAAGAAATTCTATGCGTTTGAACAATGCAAATTTTTCAGAAAATTTTTCAGATATGCTAGGCACAAGACTGGTAGTAATACGCAGTGTAGTTGTCCCTGCTAAGTTTTCTGCAATCAACCAATCAACTAATTTTAAAAATCCAGGTTGCACCATTGTTTCGCCACCAATTGGATGTACAATGAAGTTATCAGTTTCGTTATGTTTGCAAAGAATCATGTCAACTAGTGCATTCCAATGGTTCTCGTTTGTTGAAATATCAATTTCGTATTCAGTCTCAGCCGGGCGACCCATCAGCTTGGACCATAAACTGCTGTCAGTTTCGTTGCAACTGCGACAGGCTAAATTACATAAATTGCTGAATTTCATTCCAACTTGGAATTCAGTTGTTTTTCTGGACTGCTTAAACTGTTCTAGTTCGTCGGCCGAGTAACCCAGCATGTATTTTACACGTTCTGACTGTGCTTGATTTTGTTCATCGTGTGTGCATCGCCAGCAATGCTCTGACACAATGTTCTTTGACATGTCTTGCTTGACATTTTCTATAAAACTAAAATCCAGATCTTTATTTGTTTTAGATATGTCTAAATTACAACAAGTTGTAACTTTAAATTTGTCAAATTGAAATCTGAAATCGTATGCAGAATAAGGTGCTGTGCAAAATTCAGGATTATTTTTAATCCATTGAATTGTTTGTGAGGTCATATTCTGAATGATTCTCCACAGCCACAACGATCACGCTCATTTGGATTGCGAAATTCAAACCCTTCATTGAGTCCTTGTCGAACATAGTCAACTGTGATGCCTTGCAAATACGCACCAGATTTAGGATCTACAAATACTCGACAGTTGGCACAGTCAAAACACTGATCCTCGGGTTGTGGATTGTCTACATATTCTAACACATAGGCAAGTCCAGAGCAACCAGTGGTTCTGACTCCAAGTCTGATTCCTTCACCGTGTCCACGGCGAGTTAATGTTTGTTGAATTTTTCGAGCGGCAGCATCAGTTAACGAGATCATGCTTCTTACGATAGTCGTCTACAGCCGCTTTGATTGCGTCTTCGGCTAGAATGCTACAATGGATCTTCACGGGGGGTAAGGCCAATTCTTCAGCGATGTCGGAGTTTTTGATTGCTCCTGCTTGGTCGATGTGCATGCCTTTGACCCACTCGGTAATAAGGCTCGAGCTCGCAATAGCCGATCCGCAGCCATACGTTTTAAAACGTGCATCTGTAATAATACCTGTATCATTATCGACCTTTATTTGTAATTTCATGACATCCCCGCAAGCAGGTGCGCCAACCATACCAGTGCCAATATCAGTATCAGTCTTGTCAAAAGATCCGACATTCCTGGGATTTTCATAGTGATCAACTACCTTTTTGGAGTATGCCATGTGTGTTTACTCTGGTTTAATGTTGGATGCCTGCAGGCCTTTTTGTCCTTGAACCACATCGT